ATCTGAACGGGGAAGTCTTCAATATCGGATCCGGCCATGATGTCTCCATTGACTGGCTGCTCAAGGAAATCCGCTTCCTCATGAAAAAGCCGAAACTCGAGATCCGGATGAAGGAAGAGCGGGCAGGGGATGTTCATCGTCATATCGCCAATTGCCTCAAGGCGAAAGATGTCCTCGGCTTTGAGCATACAACGAGCATGGCGGAAGGGCTGCAGAAAACGATCCAATGGTACCGTGATCAGGAGGGGTGATGCTCTGCACATTTTATTACAACGCGCTGTCGCAATATGATTACAACGCGCTGATAAAATATCTTAGCAAAAGCGGGGATGATAGGCTGCGGTTTTATGGGAGGCGGCCGAGACATCCCCGGCCTGTTTCAATCAAATTCAAACCGCCGATCTTGCCGAAGAAAGATATCTTACGGCTTCATTGCCGCGGTTGCTAATCCGGGAGGTTATATGATCACCAAGGTAGAGTTGTTAACAGATGGGGACGTACAGGCGTGGGATAATTATGCGATGAGGCATACCAGATCCCTTTTCAACTGCTCGATCCAGTTTCGCCGGTTCCTCTTGAATCTGTTGGGGCCGCATTGCGTGCCGTTTTATCTGGTGGCAAAAGATGCGGGGTTGATCGTGGGGATCCTCCCGGCCTTTGTCTGCAAAGGGGTCGCCGGTCCGGTGCTCAATTCGATGCCGTGGTTCGGCAGCAATCCGGGCGTGCTGGCGGACTACGATCAGATCAAAGAGCAGTTGTTGAAAGCCTTCATGGACATCGCAGAGTGGACCAAGTGCATCTCTGCGACGTTCATTTCTCCCCCTTACGAGCAGACCGACTTCTACGATCGGTTCTTCGAGGGGTACGGGATCCAAGGCATCCAAACGGGAGACAGCAGGGTGAGCGCGATCACCACCTTCCCGGAGTATAAAGACGATGTCCAGTTTTACGAGGCACTGATGAAACAGATCCATCCGAAAACTCGCAATCAAGTCCGGGTGGCGATGAGGTCTTGTACGGTCTGGGAAAATACATCCAGCGATGAGATCAAATGGCTGAAAGATATGCATCGGCAGAATATGGAGCAGATCGGAGGGCCTGTCAAGGATCGGGAGTTTGACATCATCACGTCAACCTTCGAGCATGAGAAAGAGTTCAAGTTCTACTATGCGACCGATCCGGACGACAATATCATGGCGGCCTTGCTCCTCAAGTACTTCAACCAAACGGTCGACTATATGACCCCTGCGGTCGATCCCAAATACAGGGGCCGCAATCCGATGCACGCACTTATATGTCAAGCCATGATGGATGCGGCAGAGAAGGGGTTCAAGTATTGGAACTGGGGCGGCACGACGATCCCGGGGCAAGAAGGGGTCCTCCATTTCAAATCCAGGTTCGGGGCGGATTTGAATATGTACAAGTATTACACCCACGTCTTCAAACCGATTTCTGCAACCAAAGAATTCCTTGCTGAAAACTACCCGTATTTCTATGTGCTCCCGTATAATCAGATCGAGCAAATCCAAAATTTCAAATGGGAGGGATGATCATGGACAGCAAGATGAGAGTATTGGTGACGGGCGGGCGGGGATTCATCGGCAAGTATCTGGTCAAGATGATGCGGGCCGCGGGCTGGCATGTCTTTGCGCCTTCCAGCACCGATCTGGATGTCAGATATACGGGAGACTGGGATCTCCTCAAGGATTTCAAATTCAATACGGTGATCCATCTGGCCGGCAAATTGATGATCAATTCACACAGCACTCAGGACTACTTCGATGTCAATGCCATCGGCACCTTCAATATCCTCGAGTTCTGCCGGCAAATGGGCATCCGGCGGCTGGTCTACGCCATGACCCATTCCGACACCAACCGCTGCAAAGATACGATCCGGGATTATGGTTGTCAGACCTACGGCACGAACTCGTGGGGCGCAAATAATGCGATCCCCTTTATTCAATCCAAGGTGGCTGCGGCAGACATGATCGAGGCGTATACGCGGCAGAAGGTTTTGGACGGGATCATTCTGCGGCTGGCCAATATCCGCGGGTTTGGATCCAGCGACACCAAATACAATTCCCCGTTTCATCAGTTCATCGCCAAGGCCAAAAAGTGCGAACCGATTGAGGTATGGGGCAATCCGCCGAAGACTTATCGTGACTTTGTTTATGTCAAGGATGTCTGCAAGGCGTTCATGCTGGCTGCCGTCGCACCCGCGGGCAAAAATGGGTACTACAATATCGGGTCGGGAGTGCCCATGACGATCCTTCAGGAGGTCGAGGCGATCATCGATGTGTTTACCCCGAAACATCATCAACCTTCGACGATCGTTTTGCGGCCGGATATCCAGGAGGTCAGGACGGCATCCAGCCTGTTTGAGACGATTCATGCCCGCATGGATCTGGGATGGGAACCCGAGTTTTCGTATAGGGATGCGTTGATCGATTTCAAACAGGAGGCAGGCTGGTGAACGAGATTGCCATCACATTCGATCAGGACTGGGCTCCCGATTACATGACGGCTTTTGTCTTGAATCAATTGGAGGCCCGTGGGGTCAAGTCGACATGGTTCATTACCCATAAGAGCCCAGTCCTTGACCGGCTCAAGGAGAGCCCGTTTGTCGAGATTGGGATCCACCCGAATTTTCTTCAGGGGACGACTCAGGGCAAGAACACAACCGCGATTATGGATGGATTGATGGCAATCTGTCCGGGGGCAAAGGCGGTCAGGACTCACGCCATGGTATATTCTGCCAGTTTGGCTCGTGTATTTGCCCTATACCGCATTCCAATCGACTCTTCCGTGTATCTGGGCGGCATGGCTGGTATCAAGCCGTTTAAGGCGAAATATCCGACGGGCGAGCGGATCACCCGTATGCCGTACTTTTGGTCTGACGATGGAGAGTTGACCAATGGGCCGGAATGGCGGTTGTGGGATTGTGAGGGGTTGAAGATCCTCTGTTTTCATCCCGTCCATTGTTTTTTGAATACTGCGGCATGGGATGACTATCTGATTTTCAGAAAAGAATTGAAGTCAAATCCAAAGATGGATCCGGCAGATGCGGCAAAGTGGGCGACTTGTCGCAAAGGGACATGGAATTTTCTGGGCAAGGTGATTTGCGCCCAACAGACCTTCAGAACCTTATCGGAGATTGCTCATGAATGATCTTGCCAAACTGATTTATTTGGAAAAGTTGATCCAGAAATACAAACTCGATTTGACGGGTCTCACCGTCTTCACCGAATATGCATCGGGCAATTATTTGTACACCGGGATTGCCGCATCGCTGGCCAATGCCAAGAGGATCTTTTTTTACAATCGCTCTTTGACTCTCAGTCAGATCCAAGATGCGACCAAGGGCTTTGCAGACAATCCTATCTATTTCAGAAACATTGCGATCACCAACGCGCGTACCGGGATCCTGACCTCCGATATCATCACCAATGCGGGCAAGGTCAGGCCGATCACGGCAACCGACGCCATGATGATGAAGCCGACTGCGGTCATTGCATTGATGATGTCGCCCGATCAAGTGAGGGAGAGTGATATTGTGCTTGCCGAGCTTGCCCGGGCAGGCATTGCTGTGATCGGAACGGATGAAGCAAAGATCGGCATCTTGGATTCGATCGGATTCAAGATTGCCAAGGCATGTTTTGCGGCAGGGCTGTCTGTATGGGGCGATGAATATGCGATTATGGCATCGGGGCCGATCTCCGATTACATCTGTAAATTTTTTGCGAGAAATAACGTTGAGTATGAGTTATTACCATGGAATAATATGGACCTGAAAAAACTCGACGCGATCATCGTTGCCGAGTATTATGACAAGGGGATCCAGATCGGCAACAATGGCATTCTTACCGTCAAGCAGATCCAAGATGCCAACCCCTTTGTCAAGGTAGTCAATATCTCGGGCGCGGTAGATGTCAACGGGTTGCAAGAGGCGGGGATAAGTGTTTTCCCGCCAATGATGGCAGAGCAAGACCATACAACCCTTTCAGGCGATTATCTGTCATACAAAGTGACTTTCGAATTGAATGTCGCCAGCCTCAAAGCAGCGGAGATAGTGGCGCGGGCAAGATTGAGCGGTAAGAGCAAGGATTGTGCAGAGCAAGAAGCGGTGCTGAATGGCCCTGCAGCAGCGATGAAAATCCCGGGGAGATAAAAACAGGAGGGTCAAATGGCTGGACAAAAGAAGGCTCCCGTTAGAAAAGCGGAGGTGATTGCAGATACCAAAAGTACCTTTTACAAGAAGTTCATGCCCAAGTGGGCGAAGATCGAAGCGGTCAGCGGTGGCGAAGATGCCATGAAAGAGGCGGGTGACTTGTATGTGCCCAAGCTGACCGGCCAAACCCCGCAGGAATACAGCAAGTATTTGGCGAGAGGATCTTTTTACAATGCCTTTTCAAGGACAGTCATCGGTTTGACCGGCGCAATCCTTCGCAAAGAACCCCAGATCAAAACTGTTCCCAAAATCGACGAAATCTTGCCCCACGTAACGCCTACCGGAGAATCGATCCAGGAAGTCATCCGCATGGTGACTCAGGGGGTGGTGGAGTTTGGATACTGGGGGATCCTGGTCGACATGCCTTCGCTTGCGCCCGACGCAGTAACATCTGCGGGCAATCCGTATTTCGCACTTTATGCGCCCGGGACCATCTTCAATTTCCGGCTTCGGCAAGTGGGGTCAGAGCAGAAGGTTGTCTTGCTTTGTTTGGCAGAGGTCACTTATGAGCCAGATGCCGATAATCCTCTTGAGATGATCGAGCAAAGCAAGGTCAGGATCCTGAGCCTCGACGATTCGACCGGGGTTGACAAGTTGCTCGTGCAGGTTTTCAGGGAAGATCGGCAGGGCAAGGAGATCAAATGGATCCAGGAGGGAGAAGACATCTACCCCATAATCCGGGGAAAAAATCTTGACTACATCCCGTTTGTTTTCTTTGGCGCAGTATCCAACAATCCGATCCCGACAGTGCCGCCTCTGATGGATCTGGTTAATGTCAACATCAAGCATTGGCAGGTCAGTGTGGATTTCTTCCACGGACTTCACTATTGCGCTATTCCGACCCCGTGGGCTGTCGGCTTCCCGAAAGATAGTAATTTGTACGTCGGCGGGCAGAAGGCGTGGATATCTGAAGATGCCAATGCCAAATGTGGATACCTCGAGTTTACTGGGCAGGGGTTGGCAGCCGTTTCGGGTTCTTTGACCAAACTGGAAAGCCAAATGGCGGTCCTCGGTGCCCGGATGCTTGAGGAACAGAAGAAAGCAGCCGAGGCGGCAGACACCGTCAGGATGCGATATTCGGGGGACAATGCCACTTTGGCGAGCATCGTCACCAGCGTCGAGCAAGGCATCATGAAGGCAATCGATTATCTTGCGAAGTGGTTGGCCATCGAAGCGCAATGCGAATTGAAACTCAATCGGGAATTTGTATCCGAGAAGTTGTCCGCACAGGATATCACGGCGCTCGTGGGTGCATGGCAGGCCAGTTCGATTTCGCTCGATACGTTCCTTTACCAATTGCAGGTTGGCGAGATCCTGCCGGCAGATCGGACCATCGATGCCGAAAAGAAGTTGATCAAGAAGGAGATTGATGAGATGACTCCTTCCCCTGATACGGGGTTTATCCCGGGCGGAACCGGGATCCCTCCGCAAGGGGCCAACGGGGCGACAGTCGATCACATAGAAAAGGGGTAAATGATGGCTGAGAAAACGATCCCGGGAAAGTTATTTGATTCCGCAATTCGGGATCAAGTAAATATGGATCGATACGCCGCTGGATTGGACAAAAAGATCCAAATCCTTTTGGCCAACGCTCAAGCAGAGATTGTCGGAGCGGTTGCCAAATTCGATCCTACAGAACCCAACATGACCAAGTGGAAGCTGGAGCGGCTTACCCGGTTGAATCGGGAGATCGATTCGATCTTGTCTTCTCATTATGGGGAAATCAAAAATACAGTTTCTTCAGAGTTGAAAAAGGTCGCACTCACACATTCGGCAGGTGTCGCAGAATCTTTCAATAATGCCATCGGCGCTGACATATTCGGGGTGACTCTGGACTCCAAAGGGGTCAAGGCCATCGTCGAAAACACGATGATCGATGGCAATCGGATCGGCCAATGGTGGGACAAGCAAAAGGATGATGTCAAGACCAAAATGGCGGCGTCGATGGCTGCCGGCACTCAGGCAATCCAGATCGGTTTGATCAAGGGAGAGTCTGTCGGTGATTTGATCAATCGGATCCGCGGGACCAAGACGAGTCCCGGGATCATGAGTGTTACTAAGTGGGAGGCGACTTCTTTGGTGAGAACCAGCGTGATGCAGGTCGCCAATGCTACAAGGCTCGAGACCTACAAGGCCAATGCCGACGTGCTTGACGGCATCGAAGTGGTTGCAACGTTGGATGATCGGACCACAGAGATGTGCATGGCGCTGGATGGCAAGCGATTTGATCTCGAGGGCAATCCGATTGGTCACACAATTGAATATCCGGGCGGCCCTCCGTTTCATTGGAATTGCAGATCGACGATTGTTCCGATCACAAAATCGTGGGCTGCTTTGATTGGCCCGAAATCTCCTCTGACCAAAGAGCAGATCAAGTCTCTTGACAATAGCGTGCCGATTGGTATGCGATCTGCCCTCAACGGCCCGATTCCCGCCAATAAAACATACAACGATTGGCTGCTCGATCAATCCGAAGAGATGCAGAAAGATATTCTCGGGCCGGGCAAGTGGAGCCTTTGGAAAGACAACAAACTTTCCGTTTCCGATCTGGTTGACAATCGTGCCAATCCTTTGACCCTCAAGCAGCTGCGGGAAAAGATTGCCGCATCTGTTCTCCAAAAAGAGGCGGAGACAACCAAAATTTTGGAGCAAGCAAAGGAGGCTGAAAGGCTGGTCAAGCAAGCAGAAAAAGAAGCGGCACAAATTGCAGAGCAAAAGGCCAAGGAAGAGTTTGAAAAAATGACGGTTCTTTATCCTCCTGTTACTGCGATGGCAGGAGCAATTTCCCGGATGGAGGCATTAAGTTGGATAGAAAAAAAGACATTGCTTGAGACTCATATTGCGCAATTTAAAACATTGCCTCCGGCAACGCCTGCTCTGGTTCGGCCTCCCATCCAACAGATTATAGAAAAAGCGCCATGGGATACCATCAGTGAAAAAGCAAAAGACAAGGAATGGACTCAGTTATTCAAAGAAATGGGGATGTTGTCAGATAGAAAGAGCGCCAGGATCGCAGTGCATAAAGATCCGAATGTTGTTCTTACCCCCGCTCAAAGAACTCAAGCATTGACAACTATTGCCAAAACGTATTCAAACATAATCGATCAATTTCCGCAGATTGAGACTTTGATGCAGAGGACAGAAAAGCGCAGGTTAAAATCTTTCAATGTTACCTTCGGTGGCAATGTTGCGCCGATTAAAAATACGACGGCCACAAGCAATGTGGGGGGCGTGTATTTTGGGACTTTAAAAAGGTTGGATGTGTCGGGAGGTCATGGTTGGCAGGTAAGGGAATTTAATCTGGGGACATCGGCACATAATATTGATTATGGAGCGGAGGGGATTTTCCGTCATGAACTTGGGCATCATGTCCAGAATATATTGGGTAGTGCCGCCAGAGCAAATTTCGATGCGATTTTTAAGGCATTGCCTCCCGATATAATTCGAACCCAGATCAGTAGATACGCAGCAACCAATTCCGCTGAATTATTTGCAGAGTCGTTTTGCGCATGGACATCCCCTTATTACACAAAATCGATAAAGAAATTACCCGCCGTTGTTGAAAAATTCATGGTAAGATATTTCAAGAGGGGAGGAAGCGGTAAATGATAGCGGAAAGCAATTGTGAAAAAAGACAATGTAAATATTATGTCGGGATAATTCAGCCCAAAGGGACCGAAGAAGTTGAAAAACATTTCTGTGGTGCTTTTTTGGATGGGATCCCCGATGATATTGCATACGGAGATAATCCTCACCGGGTTGTTGTCGCCGGCCAGGATAAACCTTATATTTTTCAAAAGGATAAAGATCCCACCAATCATTGGACCAATCTCAATCCTGTTGATATTGCCACGTGGCAAAAAATCAATCAGCGACCATTTTAAGAATTATCTTTGCGTTTGAAAAAAAGTGGTTTATATGTATCCTCAATCAACCGGGAGGAGGCATATCTTTTATGGCATTAAAACTGATTCTGGACAAGCTGGATGGTCTCAGCGATGAGATCAAGGCGCAGTACAAGGCAGGGGCGGATGGGAAGTTCCATCTGGACACCGACGAGGATCCGGCACTGAAGGCCAAAATCTCCGAGTTCCGCGACAACAACATCGCGCTGAAGAAGGAGATCGACGAGTTCAAAGAGAAGTACAAGAACGTCGACCCGACCAAGCACGCCGAGATGGCCGCAAAGCTCCAGCAGCTCGAAGACAAGAAAATGATCGAGCTGGGCAAACTGGACGAGCTGGTGGCCCAGAAGACCGAACGGATGCGGGCAGAGTACGAAAACCAGATCAAGGCCATGAAGGAGGCTCTGGAAGGCAAAGACACAGAACTCAAAAAGACCGGCAACCGCCTTTCCGAAGTCCTGATTGATTCCGAGATCACGAAGGCTGTGACCGGGATCGGCGTCCGCAAGGATGCGATGGTCGACATTCTGGCCCGTGGCCGTCTGACGTGGTCCCTGGATGAAGCTGGCAAGCCGGTGCCCAAGCTGGGCGACAAGATCCTCTACGGCAAGGACGGCAAGGCCGCGATGACCTTCGAAGAGTGGGCCAAGGTCCTTTCCGAGACGGCTCCGCATCTGTTTGAAGCGAGCGGCGGCGGCGGGGCAAAAGGCAATCAGGGTGGCGGGGCTCAGAAGCCGGTCGGCAATCTGGCCAATCTGCCCCCGGGTGAGCGGCTCCGGGTTCTCCATGGCGATGGACAGACGAACGTAGCGCAGAAGTAAAAGGGTCGGCAAAATCAGATCCGGTGGATCGAGAACAAAAAATTAGTTAAAGCAGCGGTGCTGTCGAAACGGAATCCCGGTGGGATTTAATCTGAAAGGATTGGATCTTGCCGGGATTTTTTTATGTTTGGGAGAACTGACAACTAACACAACTAAGACAGGAGGTATTGAAATGGCTTTGACACTGATCGAATCGGCAAAAATCGCACTCGGAAGGGATGAGACCCTGAAAGGCACCGTCATGGAACTGTTCGCCAGAGGCTCTGACCTCATGCAGTTCATGCCTTTCGACAACATCACCGGTAACGCCCTCAAGTTCGACCGTGAGAGCAAGCTGCCGGGTGTGGGTTTCAGAGGGGTTAACGAAGGCTACAGCGAGAGCACGGGCGAGACCGAGAAGGTCATCGAGGCGCTGGCAATCGCCGGTGGGGATCTGGATGTCGATCTGTTCCTCATTCGGACGGGCGGTGCCAATCAGCGTGCGATCCAGGAGGGCATGAAGATCAAGGCCCTGACGCTCAATCTGACCAAGCAGTTCATCAAGGGCTCTGTTCTGACCGATCCCAAGGGCTTCGACGGACTCCAGGTCCGCTGCACCGGCACCCAGCTCATCAACGCCGGCACTGCATCCACGGGCTCCGTTCTGACGCTCGCCAAGCTGGACGAGCTGATTGACGCGGTCGAGGATCCGACCCATCTCCTCATGAACAAGACCAATCGCCGGCGCATCTCCGCCGCAGCCCGCACCACGACCGTCGGCGGGTTCATCTCCTACGAGCTGGATGCATTCGGCCGCAGGGTGACCAAGTACGGCGAGCTTCCCATCATGATCGCCGACAAGGACGAGGATAACCAGGACATCCTGGGCTTCAGCGAAACGTCCGATTCCGGTGGCGGATCCTCGTACACCTCCATCTACTGTCTCTCCTTCGCGGACAACGGGGTTGTCGGCCTGCAGAACTCCGAAATGGATGTGCGGGATCTGGGCGAGCAGGACAGCAAGCCGGTCATGCGGACCCGGATTGAGTGGTACGTCACGCTGGCGATCCTGCGTCCCAGAGCGGCCGCGCGGCTGTGGACGATCATCGACGGCGCTGTGACGGCGTAAGGCAATCGGGCAAATCCGAACGACACGATCTGAATTTGATACCTTGAGAAGGAGGTAAGAAAGATGCTGGAAAACAGGAAAGTTATCATCGATGAAGAGTGCAAACTGGCCGATTGCGGGTCCGCAGCGATTGCGGCTTCCGCTGCCGGCACGGTCGACGGCGTGGCCAAGGTCTTCGACACGGGAGGCGGGTATACCGACGGGGTGATCGTCATTGACATCTCCGCGATCACCGGCATGGCTGCGGCCGCCTCGTGCCATACCATCGAAATCTGTCTCGAAGGGTCCTCGACGAGCACGTTCACGACCCATGTGCGGCTGGCCAGCCTGAAGGCAGGGCAGAATGCCGCAGGCTTCGAGCACACCCGTCTGGGCGGGGATTCCACGGTCGCGTCCATCGATGTCGGCCGGTACATCATCCCGTTCTGCAATGACTTCGGCGGGACCATCTACCGCTGGCTGCGGGTCTACACGGTCTTCGGCGGGACGGTCAACGAGGCCGACATTCTTTTCAAGGCGTACCTGTCCAAACGCTAACTGGAGGTGGATATGAAAACCGGGATGTTTCTTTCCGCCTGCATGATGGTCAAGGACGAAGGTGCCAACCTTGAGAGGTGTCTGAAATCGCTCAAGCGGTTGGTTGACGAAATTGTGGTGGTAGACACGGGCTCGACGGATAATACGGTTGAGATCGCAAAACACTTTGGGGCCCGTGTCTTCCATCATGAATGGCAAAACGATTTTTCCCTTCATCGAAATCAGGCCCTCTCGTATGCGAGGGGGCAGTGGTGTTTCATCATCGATGCCGATGAAGAAGTGTTTCTCGAACCGGGCAAGACTTATGGGGATGTCAGGAAGATGTTGCAAAGCATCCCGTATCAGTTCCCTGCGGCGGCGGTCTTGCTCAAAGATATCAAGAAGGGTCTCCTGTCGATGCAGTTCCAGACCACCCGTTTTTTCCGCAGGGGATCGGTCGAGTACAAGGGGATCGTTCATAACCAGCCTCGCCTGAAAGACGACAATGGGAAGGCTGTTTACAACGCCGTGATGCATATCAAGCATTACGGTTACGATCTGACACCGGATCAAAAAGCTGCCAAGTTCAAACGGACATCCACTCTGCTCCTCAAGCAGATCGAGACCGGCGCATACGAAAATATGACCCCGTTCTTTTATCTCTGTCAGCTTTGCGCCGACAACCATGATTTCCCGCAGGCGGTAGAGTGGGGCGAAAAGTACTGGGAAGGTCGTGAGAAGATTGCAACCGGCAAACTGAGCGAGACCATTTACTACACGATGGTCAAGCAGTATATGCAGATCGGCGATCAGAAAAAAGCCTACGAGTGGCTTGAGCGGGGCGTGAAGAATCTGCCCGGCGACCTCGACCTTTCAATGGCTGCCCTCGAATATTCCATCTGGATCAAGGATTGGAACTTGCGGTTGCATGCCGCTCAGGAGTTCATCGAGAAGTACAAGCAGTATGAGGCCAACCCGACCTTGAAGGGCAATCGCTTTGTCTTCGCCTTCCGGCCCGAGGCATTGTCTTTTGCCCTCTATCACCTCACGCTTCTGCTGCTCAAGGAAGGCACCGTGACTTTATCGGCCATGCTCCAATCCATGTCAAATGTGCCCAAGGATTTCGGGCAGGGGTTGATGAATCAATTGCAAGACGAGTTGAAAGATTCGTTGTTCCCGATCAGGTTCGAGGCACATTCAAAAGAAACCAATCAGGCCGCCCCGGAAGATGGCGGCCAGCAGCTTACGACCATGTCGCCGATGGAGCTGCATTAACCGGGAGGAGGTTATTACCCATGTATTACGCTTACACTCAGGAAGGAAAAAGGGTTCAGTTTGTTCACGCTCTCGACCATTACGAGGCCATCAAGAGGGGCTTCTTGCGTCATCCGCCCGGGACCCCGGAGCCGCCCGCTCCGCCCGCTCCCACACTGAAGGGTGAGCAGGCTGCCGGTATCGAGCCGCTTGCCCCTGCCGCTGCTGCCGGCACCCAGGATCCGGCCGCGGCTGCAAAACAGGCCGAAAACCTCACAAAACCGCCCGTGGCTGAGAAGAAGGGCAAGAAGGCGACCAAAGCAGCGCCCTCCCCCGTTGAAGGGCAGGATGCGCCGGTCCGCAGAAAGAGGGCGTAACCAATGGCGGCAACGCTTGTCATCGAAGATGGAACAGCGGCATCGGCATCGGCAAACTCATACGTGACCGTCGCCGAAGTTTCTGCCTTTTGTGAAAACTTCGGTTTGACAAGCTGGGCCGCCCTTGCAACCAACGATCAGATCACTGCGATCATTCGGGGTTGCGCTTTTGTCGATTCGGAGTACAACTTCAAGGGCGTCAAGTATCAGTATGACGATCCGATGGAGTGGCCTCGTTGTGGTGTCTATGACGACATCGACATCGAACCCGAGAACGAGCAATTCTTTCAGGAGATCCCCGCAGGGCTGAAAAAGGCATGCTGTCGGGCCGCTTATGAAGAGTCGCTCTCTCCCGGGGTTTTACAGTCGAATCTGACCTCGAACATCAAGAGGGAAAAGATCGATGTCCTCGAGACCGAGTACTTTGCCAATCAGGCGACCAAAACGATCTACCGGACGATCGAAGGTTTCTTGAAGGGGCTTTTGGCCAATAAAGCAACCGCCAATGTTTTGAGGGTGTGATGGACTGGTTAGCTAAACAGATCGCCGCGAAGAAAATGATCGACAAGGTTGGCGTGTCGATGCAGGTGATCAAGTCGGTCACGAGCGGCGCTTACAATGCCACCCTCGACGCTTACACCTCGTCATTGGTGACTTTCAACACGATCGGGGTGATCGCCAACCAAAAAGAGAAAACCGCAGCTGGCTATATGGCCAGGACCAACAAGGTAAAGTTGATCCTGGCCGCAGCCGGATTGCCGACACTCGATGAAATCTCTTTCGTGATATTGTGCGGCAGCAAGCGGTGGATCCCTGACGGTGAAGATGCCGTTGATCCCCTTCGACCGGGTGGCACCAGAATCATCTATCAAGTGAATGTGAAATAGGAGGTTGTCATGGCAGGCAAAGATTTTTACGTCCATGAGCTGGCGCGAGCGAACGAAACGATCGCTGGCAAAAATGCATCGATCAAAGCCCTGACGGAAAAGAATGCGGCGCAGGAGCAGGTGATCGAAAGTCTGCGCAGGGAAAATGATCGGCTGGTCAAGCTGACCAAGAAGACCAAGTGATGAGATGGAGTCCGCCGAGTTAAAAGAAGACCTTGATGCGCATGCGGCAGCTTTTTCGAGATCGCTGCAGGATTTGGCGGTTTTTGTTGACGGCGAGATTTCAAAAGTAATGCGGAAAGCGGTACTGGATGTTTACCGCCACATCACGAAAGCATCCCCCGTTGACACGGGTGCATATCGGGCCAGTCATGGGATTGCAAATTTAGAGCCGGCAGATACCGACGGCATTGTTCTTTCCAAAGACAAAAAGAAGGTTCCTTTCGTAAATAAGGGGAAGACGTGGAGCTGGTATGTTGGCGATGGTGACATCTGGCTTTACAACAACGTTCCCTATGCCGAGAGGATCGAAGACGGCTGGAGTAAAAAGGCTCCAGAGGGCGTTTACCGGGTGGCGCTGGCTGTATTCACCGTAAGTTTCGACATGGAAGTCGGCAAGATGAAAACTCTTGTACCGGATAGCGGAGAGTGAAATGACCAAAGATGAAATCAATACCGCAATTCTGGGGGCCTTTACCGCAAGTTGGGCAACGGCGACTCCGATTGAGATGCCGAATCACCAATTCAATCCGCCGCAAGGATCCTGGGTTCGGCCGACCATAAAAATGGGTAGCAGCAGTATAGGAGAACTGGGTAGTCAAGGGGTGGGGATCAGAACAGGTGTTGTCATGGTTTCGATCTTCACTTTGAAAGGGCTGGGCTCCAAACCGGGATCCCTTCTTGCGGATCGTGCAGAGAAGATTTTCCGACGCAAGGACATCTCCGGGATCAGTTTCAACGAGCCGGATTCAGATGACAAAGGTGCGGACGATAATGGATATTGGCATACCCTTATGTCCGTAGATTTCACGACATGGATTGGTGAATAAAAAAAGAGATAGAGGAGGTATCAAATGAGCACAAACGCCAATATCGGATCCGCCAGAAAGCAGGTTGTCTTCGCGACTCTGGAAACGACCATCGGGACCATCGTCTTCCCTGTCGGGACGACGGATTTCATTCTTCCTGCGGGCAACGCCCAGATCAATCAGAACCCGGCATTCGTCGACTCGGAAGAGTTGAAGGATACCCTCGACGTTCTGGATCGCTTCCAGAATCCCATGCCGCCCGGCAAGTGGTCGCTCCCGATGTATCTGCGGCCCTCCGGCTATTTGCTGCATGACCCGCAGGGGAGCGTTCTTCTCCAGTGCTTGCAGGGGGTCAAGAATGCGGTGACCACTGCAGCCGTTTCAAGTGCCGTTGGCGCAGCCGATACGACGGTTGTGCTGAAAACCATCGCAGAGGGGGTCCTTCCGGAAACGGGAGTGGTTGGCATGACCTCGGCCGGCACGATCAATGAGTACATTCATTACACCGGCATCACGCGGGTGTCCAGATCGGCAACCACCGCGACCCTGACGGGTTGTACCCGTGGCTACAAATCCAGCACGGCGGCAACCCACGCTGTCGATCAGCCGGTTACGCTCAAATCGATCTTCTACCGGCAGGCGGTCGCGTCCCCGTCGTTTACCCTCTGGGTGCAGAGCGATCACATGACCCAGGGATTGACGGGGTGCTCCATCGACGAGGGATCCGTCGAGATCACCAACGAAGGCGCTGTCAAGTGCAATCTGAGCGGGCAGGGGATGAAGATGGTCTTCGCCGGCACCAGCACACTTTCCGGCGCTGCTCTGGCCACCAACACCCACATTCATGTGACCGATGCGAGCCTCTATTCCGCCGATGCCTACATCTACAATCCCGGGGTGCCCGCATCGACCTACATCAAGATCACGACTGTGAATCGCACGACCAATATCCTCACCCTTGCGGCGGCTTGCGGCGCTGCATGGGCCTCCGGCGACACGATCAAGGGGTACCTGCCGCCTTCGCCTACGATCATCGGGGATCCGATCGAATGCGCCGACACGACCATTTCCGTGGCGGGTGTAACGGTCAGGCAGAAGGGATCCACACTGTCGATCAAGACCCCGAAGAAATATGTCGATGATGAAGTCGGCACCGACTACCCGGAGGATTTCCTCGACGACAAACGGGATGTCACCTCGACGATGAATTTGTATTTCCGCAAGGCCGACGGGAAATACTTCGCCGACGGGATCGCGGCGGATGAAAACGCGGTCAAGTTCACTTTGGGCAATGTTGCGGGGAGCATTATGGACATCTATATGAAGCGGTGTTCGCTCGAAGTCCCTACCATTAACTTCGCGTCTCCGGCGATCGAATTGAGCATCCCCTTCAAAGCAATGGGGACCGTCGGCGAAGACAGCGTGGAGATCGTACTTCGCTAAAAACAGGCCAGCGGGGAGGGGCGCGGCAACGGCCGAAAGGTGATCCCGGCACCTGCCCCTCTCCAAAGGCCCTTTACTTCGACACATTCAAAAGGAGGATGTGATGAAACTCAGAACCAAACCGGTAGAAAAGTGGGTCTTCTTCGACGACAATTTTCAGGTCGTCGATGACGAAAAAGATGCGTCTTGCGGTTTCCTGATTTCCCCTCTTACCCCCAAAGTACAGAGCGGACTTGTCCTTGCTGCGACCGAGCACGAGTGGGACAAGAATCAGCGATTCGATCACGTCGATTTCTACAAGATGCGCATGGATAAGATCGACAAGGCTGTCATCGACTGGAAGGGTGTCGAGAATGAAGACGGCACGCCGATGATCTGCAATCGCAAGAACAAGGAAATCCTTCACGCCTACAATTCCGCCCTTTTCGACAAGCTGCTCGACTACATCAACAAGATGGAAGAGAAGCAGCAGGCGTTGGAGGCGGGCAATGAAAAAAACTTGCGGACTGGGCAGAATGGATCTCCCGAGACGGGGTTGTCGACTGCCCAGCCTGCGAAATAACTTATGAAGGGAATCCTCCTTGCCATGAATGCGACCGCACGAAGTTGTATCCGGAGAATCGCGTGGTCTGGAAGGTTTGGAGGATCCTCTCAGGGCACCGGGGTACCAAAGATGGACCGCAAAAACTGACGATCCGGGAAATGTTAGATTTGGCGGAAATGTATGATCTGACCGACGAGGATTTTGAATCGCTGGTGTTTTTGGAAGGGAAGATGTTTCCTGTTGTGATCAGAGAGTACAAGAAAGGTATCGAAAATGCCCGGAGTCAAAATAAAGATCAGCACCGAAGAAGCAAGGGTCGCCACTGAACGGCTGCGCAAGGATCTCAATTCTCTGGGTGCTCAAGCTGTCTTGACGGAAGCGCAGGTCAAGCAGCTTGAGACCCGCCTTACCACCAAAATGAGCGCCGACAAAACGACGGAGGCCATGACTCGGCTGACAACGAGCATGGGCTTGTCGAAGTTTGAAGCGCAGGCGCTTGCCGCCAAGCTCGGTGTTGCGCAGGCGAATGTGGCCTCTCTCGAATCTGCCACGCAGGGCCTTTCCAGTACCTTCAAGATGATGGCCGGGATTGTCGCGTCCATCGGGCTTTACAAGCTGTACGAGGAACTCAAATCCATCACCAAAGAATCGACTCTGATTGCCGCCCGGGTTGAGACGATGACGGTGGTTCTTCATTCTTTGGGGAGGATCAGCGGTATCTCTGCAGATCGGATGGATGGGTTTGTTGAAGGCGTCAAAAAGATGGGCATCACGACCGGTGCCGCCCAAAATTCCATTGCCCGCATGATCCAGGCGCAGTTGGATTTGAGTAAGTCGTCACAGCTTGCCCGGGTTGCCCAAGATGCCGCTGTTATTGCCAATACGAACTCGTCGGAGGCCATGGAAATGTTGATCCATGGCATCACGACGATGCGACCGATCACCCTGCGTCAATTGGGGATCATCGTTGATCTTGACGGGGCATTCAATCGGTATGCAATGACTGTCGGTCGGACCGCAGATGAATTGACCGAGGCCGAAAAGCAGCAGGTCACTTTTAACGAGGTTTTGGAAAAGGGCAAGCTGATTGCTGGCACATATGAAGCTGCTATGGAAACTGTCGGCAAGCAGATCAATTCGCTACCCCGTTTTATAGAGGCTGTTAAAGAGAGATTCGGAGAACTGTTTACCCCTGCATTAGGATTGATTATCCAGGATCTGATTAAATATTTGAAGCAATGGGAAAAAGCACTTATCGAAGCACAAGAAAATGGGGACATGGAGCGATGGGCGCATAAATTTTCGACTTCCGTCAAGAGTGTTATCGATGGAATTGATACCATGACCAAATTCATCAAGGAAAATGGGCAAGAAATCAAAGAATGGGGGATTTTGATCGCACAGCTTTTTATTCTCGGAAAAATTTCATCGCTTTTGGGTACCGCTGGATTATCTTTTCTTAAATTTTCCAAAGATGTTGGCAGCGTGACATTGGCATTGCAAGGATTAAGCAAGGTCGGGATGCTTGCGGCTGTTCCTATGGGCGCTTTTGCTGTGTACAAAGGATTCGATTATTTAAGCAAACGGAGTGAATCTGATTATCTGGATCCAAATGACAAGCAGTACAAAGATGAGATCGCTCAGATCAAAGAGGAGACCGCCAGAACCAAAGAGTTGATCAAGTTGAAGCAAGACGCAATGAAATGGTCGAAAGAGCACGGGGTCATCAAGGATCAATCCGATGAAGAGGCCCGCGTCCTCGAAGCCAACAAGAATGCAATGAACGAAATCAATCGGATGATCAAGGAAGAATCCGAAAAGGTTGTGGCCGAGAAAAAACGCCTCAAGGATCAGGATCTCGAGAATGAAAGGAAATGGGCAATCGAAGTCCAGAAGATCGGCAAGGGGGTGACAGAGCAGGCCCTTGTTGATTTGAAAGTTCAGTACGATCAATACGATCGAGTTGTCAAAGACAAGGTCGCATTGGCGCAGTGGTTCGTCGATAAAGAATTGGAGATCAGGAATAAAAACAAGAAGGAGTTGATCGGCTACTATCAGCAGCTGTACCAAAAAGAAGGGTTGCAAGAATATCAGACAAAGGCCATCGACCTGTCCAAGGATCTTCTGGATGCCGAAGAAAAGATCATGATTGACCGAGGGTTGACTGTCAATGAGGCCGCAACGCTCAGGATGGATCTGGAGAAGTCGGCAATCGATCAGATCGAAAAGTGGATTTACGGGACTGTTGAGCAAGAGCAGCAGGCGGCCGACGAGAGGGTCGAGATCACGCGCCGGATGGTTGAGCAGCAACAGGAAGAACAAGCCAAAATTATCAACCCGAATATCGGTGAGTATACCGGCATGCCGGTCGGATCGGGGACCGGCTGGACAGAGTATCATGTCGGTGGGCAAACTTACTACAGCAAGGAAGCGGCCGATGCAGCCATGCTTAGGATCCAGACGATGATCGAATCCGAGTGGCAGCACAAGGCCGATATGTGGCGAGCCGAGTTGGAGCAGCAGGCCAAACAAAAAGAGATCGATGATGAACGTGCCAGGATGGAAAAAGCCCAGATTGAGAACATGAAGAGGCTCAATGAGGAAAATGAAAAGTATACGCAGGCATTAAAAGACATCGATTTGAAGGCGCTGGCCGACGCAGGCAAGGTGACCGATCTGAACGGGTTGATGTCGTCGATTTATGGCGCGTATGGATCCATCGGCATGGGTGATCAGGTCAATGCTACCAGATTAGCGTTGATGCGGCAGATGTTTGCATCACCGTCGGTTGTGGCTGGATTTTCACCGGAAGATATCATGAGCAATCTGTCTGAATATATCGGGTTGATTGCAGACAGCTACGAAAAAGAAGTCACTGCCAGAAAAGCGATCATCGATGCATTGAAGACCGAAACTGATTTCCGTGAAAGGATGTCTTATTCCGATCTTGCTCCGACGACCTCTTACGAGGCGATGATGAAGGTTTACGAGGCCAAGATCACAGGGGCGACGACAGCTGAGGGGTATCAGGAATTCATATCTTTTATCGAGAGTGATTTTCTCCCCTATATGAAGGCTTATACAGGGGGAAATACGGGCGATTATCAAGCGATCTGGGAATCAATTTTTGGAGCAGGCGGCACTCTCGAGGATCTTACCAATGCGCTCGGAGGTCAGACCGACACCGAGGATCCTCTGCTTTCATTGCAGACAGAGGCCAATGCCGAATTGCAATCCATCGCTGATTTGTTAAGCGAGGGTGGCGCACTTCATGATGTGCTTTCGGAATTTGCAGGTGATCAAGTTGCATATCTGCAAAGTTTCATTGATGCGATGGAGGAGCAGACACAACCGATCAAAGATACAGCGCAATATTCTGCGGCGACCGCTTTCAATACAGCGCTGCTCGAAAACTTGATCAAGTTCATTGGAGAGGCTGAGGTTTATGAGGTAAATGGGAAATACTACAATGAAGCCCAAGTAAAGGCGATGGCAGAGGCAGCCGCAAGTGTAGGTGGTGCATTCCAATTGGAGTCCGGGGGAGCGTACTACACCTCGCTTTCCCAGCTCGGAGATACCAAGAATGTTACACCGGTCAATGTTGCCGGTCCGGGTGAAACGCCGAAGTATGAAATGCCGGCAATTTCCTCGCCTGTGAATCAGGTATCGCTCCCCGCATATCAATTGGGGACAGATTGGTATACCAAACAATATCTGCAAACGACTATTGCTTCCAATGCTTCTGCGACAGGAAAATACACTCTGGGCGGGCAGACTTATACGACCGCTCAATTGGAGGAAATTGTTGCAGGGGCCGGGATATACAAGCCGAAGGATTTTGATTTTGCAGGCAACGCGGGTGCATATACTCCTTCGACTCCTTCATGGGCATCGAACTGGGGGGCGATGGCTTCGGGATGGGGACAGCCGGCATCTATCATCGCAAATTACAATGCGTCAATGGGGGCTCCGGTATTATCTTATCCTGGCTGGGATCGGTTTGAGCCGCAGTGGAATATTCCGGCATGGGCGTCTTACAATGCGGCTACCGGTCAAATTACAGGGCGTCCTGGTCCGAGTTACGCATCCAGAGTGGGAGATTATGAAACGTTCTCTCTGGGCGGCACGGTTTGGTCTGGCAATTATTCGCAGCAAGTTACCCCGAGAGCGGTTTCAGTTCCTATCGCTGCGCCGACGTTGTCTTTTCAGGAGTTTGTAATCGATAATTATACAACAGGCACCGGTCACTATGTAACTCGCTATTACACTGGCCGATGGAATTCCAACACGAATCAATGGTATGGTGAGGGGGGATTGACTCATGGACCTTCCGGAGCGGGAGAGCTGGGACCCGAGTGGATTGTCCCGACCTATGAGCCGCAGAGGTCTTCGTTTCTTAAAGATGTCGGAGCGGATCCTCAATTGATCGCAAACGCGGTTGCCAAAGCGATCTCCGGCGCAAAACTGGGTGGCAAAGATCAACAGGTGATTATCATCCAAGTCGATGGGCGTGAATTGATCAAGGCGATTGTCAAGAACGGGAAAAAGACCCCGGAGCTTGCTGAATTTGTAAGGAGTCTGTAATGGCTGCCAAGGAAATGTGGGATTTTTTGAGCGCATCGCCGGTGACCGCAGATTATACAGCGGCCACATTTGACGTTCATCCGCAGGCCGTTCTTATTGAAGATGGCACGAAAGATCAGGTCATCAATGAGGCGGATGATGGATCCGAAGAGAGGATCAGCCTTTCAGACGACTCGATATTTTACGTCACGATGCAATGGGCGAAAATCTCCGAGTCGGATGCGGGGATCATCATGGATTATTGGCACGACCCCGCCAAAGCAAACGGCATTGCCAAGTCGTTTTACTGGGCGCATCCCAAAGATACCCACACATATACGGCTCGATTCAATAGCAAGTTGAGCCGCGGAATTTCGGCCGCCAATTACCAGCAGGTGGATCAAATCTCTCTCAAGATTTTGGGGAGGGCTCCGGTATGATCGCCCTGACCTCTCTGCAAACTGCGATTGTCAATTCGTCATACAAACGCCAAGTCGCATGGCTTTTCGATGTGACAGACAAGAATGGCGTTTCGTATCGATGGTCGACCAGAACTTATGCAGAGGCCTCATATACGGGCTTTGACGGATTTGTGATTGAGCCGTATCTCCATCCCGAGCTTTTGGCAGGCCCGTACGAATTCAAAATCGCAGATTTCGATGGTGTTGAAATGGTCAAGACCTCATCGGAGTCTGCTATCATTGCCCCCAACGGGTTGGACTTTACAGTGTTGAATGGGGATGGTGCTCTGAGTCATCTGGATTTTATTGGCGGCACTGTTTTGATCAGTTTGCGGTTTTCCGATGCGACCAATACCCGGACGATCAGATACTGGCGGCTTCGAATCAAGACGACTGTGCCCGGGTATACAAAGGAATTCCGATGCGTCTGCGAAGACTTTTTGAAAAAGCATCTCAAGGGATATTATCCCAATACCGCGTACCCCAAGGATTGCTTCCCCAGCTCCGATGTTGATGCACAGGAAGATATCTGCGTGCCGGTTCCTTTTGGCACGGTTTACATCCCTTTGAAATCGGTTTTCGTATCGGGATCTGTAACGGCAACGGGTGATACCATCTCTGTTGTTGGATCGGTCAATCGGGCAAGCTGTTATCTGCTCGATTCCGCCCGGGGGTTTGGACCTCTTGAAGCGCACCGGTATTTGGGAGTCGCCGGATTTACATCAGCAACCAATAACGGAACATTCCTTGTCTTGTCTGCTTGCCCGGGCACCCTCGAGTTCGACAACGACGATGGGTTTGTGACTGAGGCTGCAGGTGATGCGATCACCTTGACCCAGTCCCGCAGGTATTACATCCTCGGACCTTACTCGTCGGCTGCGACATTCAATGTGACCAAGGTCAGATCGCCCCGGGAGCTGGGAAGAAAAAGCGAGTGGTCGAGCACGGGGTATACCTTTGAGCAGAGCGTCTTGACGGATCGATTCGGCGATCAGAATGTTGGATTGCAGGCGATTATTGCCAAGTCGGAGGAGGCTGGCAATGTCGATTCGGGAGGGCTGTGGCGTAATGGGGAAGTGATCTCTGATACGCCCGTACAATTCTCCAGATCCGATACTGCGACCATGACCAATTTTGCATGGGTGATCCGCAAGGTCCTGATTGACTTTGGAGTTGAGTCAACCAATATTGATAACGTGTCGTTTGCGGCATCGGCCGCCACCTTCGATACATGGGGCCTTACTTTCAATGGTGGATTTTGGTACAAGGAACAGCGGGAAAAAGTGCTGGCCAAACTGCTGAACGCCTGCCATTCGACACTCCGGGTACATGAGAAGGTCGAGTTGCATGTTTTGTCTTCCGCATCGGTTGCCACTTTGACCTCGGCCGATATCTTGAAGGATCAGCCCGGTGGATATACGACGTGGCGATATGATGACACAAGCATGGATCGGGTATCTGATTGCGGATATGTTGCATGGCAGCAGGTCGACGAGGCGCAAGACAAATTTCTGAAGCTGCTCGTGCCGGCTGTCGGGGGAGGATCCAGAACTGAAATCGATTCGGAAATCCTCGAGATCCCCTTTGTACAAAATTCCGTGCATGCTCAAAAGATCGGCACCCTGTATTACCAGCGCAAACTGATGAAAGATGGATCGGCGAGTTCCTCGGTCAAAAGCAAGCACATGGTTTATGACCCGGACGATGTCTTGACGATTGTCGGAGATCGTTATTATCCGGGCATGTCTTCCAAATTGATCCTTGACTCGATCAAGATCAACGCAAATTTGAGAGTTGATTTGAAGTGGACAAAACTGTCATGCAATCTGGACTACTGGGCCGGATTCAGCCCTGCGATTGTTACGATCCCTGTCGATGACACCAATTACTGCTGGGAGCCGACGATCTCCGGGCCTCAAGCAGATGAAGATGTCGGCAGAGGATGCTTTAATGTCTGGGGATCTAAGTATAGTGTTGTTGTAGGGCCGACATACAATGATGCGGAGTTTACCGATATCCAAAAGGCATTGAATAAACTCAAACAAACTAATGGCGGTACCATGTATTTGAAAAATGGGGTATATCAACAAACTGCTCCTCTTTATATCCCGAATGTAAATCTTGAAATTGTGGGGGAATCGCAAGGTGGTGTAGTTATGAAGAATGCTCCCAATGATCGCCTTTTATATATTAGCAATCCCAGTTTATCCGATCCATATGACAAAACATTTGTTTTGAGAAATTTTTCTATTGAAAGTCAAAATGTGGATTTAGGATATCAAATATCTTTAATTACAATTGGGAGCCTTTGGTCTCCCCATACAGCAGATATTACCATTGAATCATTGCGCATTAATGCGGTGGGTAGAGATACTATTCTTGCTATTGGATCTGGTTCCGGCCGATTAAAATTTAATCATAATGTATGTAATGGCAACGCTTCGGCGGCTATAATGAAACCTTTGTATTTTATATCAACCCCATTGACATATACAGGACAACTTGAATGTATTGGCAATGAGTTTAATTCGTTTGCTGGAAATATTTTAGCGTATTGTGATTATTATAAGATAAATAACAACAAATTCATTGTTTGTTTTGGATCGGCAATCGTGGCGATAGCTTCTTCTACAGATCCAAATATTATCAATTTTATTCAAGGCAATAAAATTGATATTATTGAAAATCCTACATATACTAATGCTATTTCTGGATTTGGTCAACATATAACTACAAGCGGGAATACTATATTTGGAGATTTTGGAACAAATGCAATCTCCGCAACGGGGATATCTATAATTTCGAATAGTGACAACAATATTGTTTTTGACAATAAAATCCATTTTATAGAAACAGCGGCAGGAAAATTAACTGGCATTAAATTAGAAAATTGCGATTCTGTAGTTTTAAGGGCGAATGTAATCTTAATAAACAATACGGATCATACCCAAAATCAGTACGGAATTTATTGCGATGGTGTTGTTAATAGTGTTTTTAATGATGCAATAAATATGACTAATTCTGACGCGAAGGATATTGGATTATATCTTGATGCAGATTCAAATAATAATTCAGGAAAGATTGAATTTCAAGGTTGTGGAGTGAACATTAGGGATTTGGGCGCAAACAATATGGTCAATAAGTCTGGGGGAGGGGTTTTCTGATGACAGATATTAACCATAATCCAATAATCCCCCGAGTAGGCACCGCCGCCGCCCTCGCCACTGCCGATTTCATCACGAATGAAATTGCCTGGACTTCGGATGAAAGAAGGATGTTTGTTGAGCAGGGCGGATCAATGGTTACAGTTGACTGGTATGCTTGTGCTCTTGCCAATGCTGCGCAAGCTACCGCATCTGCTGCATCTCTTTCAGCGTCTATTGCGATCATTAACAGTTTCCTTTCATTGACAACCAATCGTTACCGCAACATCTCCACAAAATTCTATGAGTGGAGCGGCACCGTCTGGGTCGAGATCAACGCCGGTGCCGCTGCCAGATGGGTCTCATTCTCCGCCGGCGCCGCTGTTGTATTTACAGGCTATGGTACGTATTACTGGGATGGATCATCCTGGCATCAGATACATGCGAGCGATGCCGAGGCCGTAGTTGTCGCGGCCGGCGTCCTTTATGCCGATTTCGGCGCGTCAGGGATACTTCAGTATAGCGGATCGGGGACGTCCTGGGCACAGATTGCGACCGACAATCCGTCGGACCTATATTCTCTCGACGGCTCCCTGTACGCCGTCGTGTCTGCTGCCCTTTACCGATACACGGGCACGGGCATGATCTGGGAGGCTGTTGGCGCGGATCCGCCGGTCTACCGCGGCGGGATCCCCTACAGGGGGCCAACGGAGTGGGGAATGGCCCCATTGGGGACTCCTGGCCAGGTCATGACCGTAAATGCGGGAGGGACCGCTCCGGAGTATGCCACTCCTGCAGGCGTCTCGGATGGCGACAAGGGCGATGTCACTGTGTCCGGATCGGGGGCTTCCTGGAAGCTTAATTTTCAAAATCTTGGCATTGCGGCTTCCGTGGGCAGCAAAGCGCTGACTGTGGCCATGAAGGTCGCCGATGGCAACGATCCATCGGCGACCAATCCAATCCGAATATTATTTCGAGACGAAACCCTTACAGTCGGAACTCCGAACGTAAGAAGTGTGACCGGAGCCCTGTCAATCGTGCTCCCCTCCGGTGGAACCTTGGGATTCACGGCTGCCTTGCCTGGACGAATATATATTTGGGCGATCGACAATGCCGGCACGGTTGAACTTGCGCTGTCACGAACTGCCGATCTTTTTTCTGAAGACAGCTTGGTTTCAACCACAGCAATAGGGTCTGGATCTGATTCGGCGACCATCATGTATTCCACCACGGCCCGCTCAAACGTGGCCTGTAGGTGTCTCGGGTACATCGATATAACCACCGGCGCAACCGCCGGCGAATGGTCAAATGCGCCTACCAAAATCCAGTTGATGGGACCGGGGGTGAAGCGGACGGGGGATATAGTACAATCGCCGCCCCCCTACTGTCCCGGGTCTTATGCGACCGGTTCCACAGTCATCCCTCTGGATGATACAATCCCTCAAAACACAGAGGGGGACGAATATATGTCATTGGCTATCACTCCCAAAAGTGCAATCAACAAGCTGAAGATCGATGTGGTATTTGTATGTTCCCTTGCCGGACTGCGACGAATCTCAGTTGCGCTTTTTCAGGATACCACGGCAGGAGCATTGGCTGGGGTGATCGACCATATTGGCCAGAATGATTATTCGTCCACCATCGCGTTCAGCCACTGGATGACTGCCGGGACTATATCCGCAACGACGTTCAAGGTTCGGGCAGGAGCGGCCGACTCGCTGGCGATGTATTTCAATGGGACAGCAGCGGCCCGAGTGTTTGGCGGGGTGGCTGTATCTTCTATCAAGATTACGGAGGTAATGGCATGATGGACATGAACATACAGGCGTGTTTAGTGAAGCTCGGGTACAAAGCCGTTGTGTGGGATAACTCATACGAAGGAATCAGACCCCATGAACTCGAAACCCGTCCAATTCCCACGATGGAAGAACTGGAGGTTGTCTGGCCGGAGGTTCAGATCGAGCTCACTACGGAAGAGATCGCGAGAAAGCGTGCCGCCGCTTATCCGGCAACGGATGATCTGATTGTAGCTCTGTGGGAAATGATCGTTGAGGAGCGTCCGGGGGCAGTTCAGGCTCTCCAGGGTAAACGGTTAGCGGTAAAATCTCTGTTCCCGAAGCCCTAAAAAGGGCGGATGGAAGTCCCGGGAGTGCCACCTCCCCAGACCAGGCGCTCGACACGCCAGACGGGATAACCCGCTACCATCCGCCCCACTGAGACCGAGGCAGCTTTTAGCAGGGTTACTCCGCGATTGATGATGCTACGACAGGGTCTCCCGGCACATGGCAGCGCACTTACAAATGGTATTATGATGCTTGCGGTGGTTCTGGCGGCGGCGGCGGCGGGGCGAAGGGCGGAGCGGGCGGCACGGTTGCCCTGACTTATGAAACTCGGACTGTAGGCACGGTTACAGCCAATGGCGGAGCAGCCAGCAATGGCAAGGCGGGCGGCGCATCTGGCGGGGCAATCGTATATCAAGGTTATCTCGAGTATGCAGGGGCAGCAGGTGGTGGCGGAGCAGCGACAGGCGGTACAGGATCGGCAGGTGAATGCACTGCCGGATCATCGCCTGCGGCAGGTGGCACGGGAGGCAATGGACCGGCTGGTACTGCAGGGGCCGCCTCGTGGACTTATGAATATGCGGGGCCGTCGTTGATCCTCGACGTAATAGGTGTTGCGGGGCTTCCGGCTTCGAGCATTCTTGATGTCGCAGGTTGCGCCTGGACATCCATTGATGAAATCGCAGGGGTATCATGATCCAACTGATTGAACCGAAATTGGTCGATGCATCCGAGCTTGAGCCCGGACAGGTAGGTGTCTGCATCCGGGAAAACGGGATCGCCATTGATCTGAAGGTGTGGAAAGGCGCCCCAGAGTGTATGCGGGATGCGATTATCGCGCATGAGCAAGGCCACCAGATCGATCCTAAAAAGCAACATTGGATCATCGATGAGATCCAGGCACATTGGTATTCGGTTCGGCGTTATCCGTTAGGGGTGTTTGTCAATCTTCTTCATTTTTTGATAACGCCCGCGAGGTGGGGTTTTTATCACAAACGAATTGACGAAAAACGATAAAGGAGGATGATCAAAATGTTGTCTTCGCCTACTCCGGTCACTGTTTCTATGGAATCTCTTTTGTTAAGCATCGTGATCGCTTTGATTACTGTGATTGGTCTTCCTTCCCTTGGCTGGTATTTGAAACGGCTTATTGTCGCCAAAGATGAAAATGCGGCCAAAGCCCTCAAGGTATGGCAAGATGGCTCGATCGAAAGGCATAATGAATTGAAGAAGTCGGTCGAGAGGATCGAGAATTGTGTGACAATTGTCGAGAAAAAGATGCACGAAAAGATGGATGTTGAGATATATAAAAAAGAGAGCGGCGAGAAGTGGAACAGGATCAATAAGCATAAGCACCAGATCCATTGCAACAGTGGGCAATGCGTGCTTGAGACAACCGGGGTGATCATTTCCGAAGGCGAATAAAGGAGGATGCGATGGCAAATCAGAATATGTTTTATCACAGGACGGCCCTGACGGGCGGCACGGCGGCGGCCCTCGACGGGATCGACGGCAATGATCTGGGGGCGGGATGTTGGGCAATAACAATGGTGGGAGGGGTCTGCCGGCCTTACCTCATCAACATCGCATCTTCAGCGACTGCCGACGGGGTTGATATCATCGCCCCTGCGACCAATCCCGGCACCAAACGGTGGTATCGACAGACCACTTAAAGGAGGGTTGTCATGGATGCGCTTAAAAAGGTTGCGATAAAAGCGAAAAGGATCTGGATTGAAATCGTGATCATGCTGGTCATGTTTTCACTTTCTTTTTTGCTGCCTGCGACCAAAGATGAAGCAGAGCAGGCTGGTTCCTTGACCAATCTGCTTGCTCTTTTTGTCGTCAAGACAAACTCGGCGCTTTGGGGCCTGCTCCTTGTCGATCTGTTCCGCAAATGGAAGTGGCAATATCTCGACCTCAAAGTAATGGTGGAAAGAGGGCAATGGTCTGGGGTCCTCTTTCTTCTGGGGATCTACGTGATCGTCATCTACGCGATGGCTGCGGGGGGATGATGAAAAAAGCATTTTGGATCCTGACAATCATTTTCTTCATTTCGCCGGCATGGGCTGCGGATCGTTGTGCCCTTTTGGTCAAGGATGTTAGGGTTCAGCACACAAAATATTTCGGCTTGATGTTCCCGTATTGGAAAGGGGTTGGGCAGCTGAAAACAGAGTCAGCCTGTCGATCCGAGGTGACCGCCTTTGATGCTGGGCAAGGAGTCGCCCAGTTTATGCCCCGGACATCGAGCTACATTCAATCATTGATGGGAGAGCGATTAGATCCCTATAATCCGGCCAAGGCGATCCGTATGCAGGCGTTTTATATGGCCAGGATCCATTCAAAAGAGAACTGGGATCCTGCCAAGCCGCTTTGGATCGATTATCAGATATACAACGGTGGTCGGGGCACTTTATACGCCGAATACAAACGGGCCGGGCTTCTCGATTGGGATTTGATGAAGTTGTCTTGTCAGAGAAAAAAGATTCAGATGAAGTGGGGGGTGCTCGATCTTTGTGAGGTGAATTATGACTACTCGCGCAAGGTCGACAAATACGGGAATCAATATCGGCGAGGGCCGGATGGAATGAGGTACTGGTGATGAAATGGATCCAAGAGCACCAAGGGACGGCGATCATATGCGCAATCGTTTTTGCGATCATCTTGATTGTGGCAATCTGGTCATGGCCATCAAAAAAGCCGGTCAATGCGCCGGCAATAATAGATGATACAAAAACCAAGCTGGAAGAGCAGTATAAAAAACAGCTGAAGGAAAAGACTGACGCCGAGAAACTGGCCAATGGCAGATTGAAGGTCGAGCAGGAAAAATACAGGGTGTTGGTCGACAAATACAGCAAATTGCAAAAGGAGAAGGAAGATGTCAAACCACCGGTGGACGATGCGGATCGGCGTCAGCGTTTTATTGATGCTGGCTTTGTTCCTTTGCCCTCCAAGTAGCAGGGCGCAGGAATTGTGTTTTGCTCCGGAGACGGCAGATCGAATGATTGTCGCATTGGAGCGGGGCAAGATTGCCGAGAAACAACTGGAGGTCAGGGCGGCGACTGACGCTTCCCTCCGGGAGCAGTTGGATATTCTCAAGGAAACAAACCGGCTCAAGCAAGAGCAGATCGATGTGTATAAAAATATGATGGACATGCAGGCCAAAATGGCTGAGGCCAAGGATCGAGCGTATCAAGACGCGATCAAGCAAGCGACGCCATCATTCTTCGATAATGCGAAACTTTTTTTGGGAGGCATGGGGGCGGGGGGAATATTGTTTGGTGCGCTTTTAATCTTTTTGTAGAAAGGAGAAAATTATGAAAACATTGCTCGACGCAGTACAAGCATCCGGGGCTTCGCAGGCTGCTACTCTCCAGTGTCCGAAGTCGAATCATGCATTGGAGATCCTCGTAAGCGGGACGTTCGCCACCCTGTCGGTTGCCTTGAAGGGAAGCGTATCCGCTGCCCTTTGGGAGACATTGGCCACCCATGATTTCGTGGCGGCAGATTTCACCGCTGGCGGCAAGACGATCTTTGCCAACGACAAGTTGGTGGAGCACGTGCTGGCCGATATCACCGCTTATAATTCCGGCACGGCAGCGACGGGATCCTTCTTGTCAACCGGGGTTGCTCCGGCATCGGGAGACACGATCACGATCGATACCACGACATACAAGTTCCAGACTGCCAACCTGACGGTCGAGGGGAACGTGATCATCGGGGCATCTGCGGCAACGGCCTTGATCAATCTGGGCGCGGCGATCAATCACACCGGGGTGCCGAACGTCGATTACAAGAGCGCCGCAGCCCATGCGACAGCCTCGGCATCGACGATCACGGCGACCAAGATCATTATCCTGGCCAGGACCAAAGGGGTCGCCGGCAATTCGATCGCTCTGGCCGAGGTGTCTGCACAGTTCTCAAAGAGCGGCAATACGCTGGGCGGCGGCGTTGCCCTCGGGATCGTGACCATCAATTACTCGCCGTATCCGAAAGAGTAAACTGATCCGGGTCCTGTTGTCCCCGCGGCAGGGCTTGGATTTTTAGGCGCGCAAGGGTTTGATCCTCCTTTCCCTTGCGCGCCTTTTTTATGTCTGATTATCAATCGTTAAGAAAAAATGATGCGATAAGTTAGTGGTTTCCTTCCTAATACCAAAATTCTGCATTTTTCTTTAAAATAATTGTTGATTTTGTGGAAAAATATCTGTATATTGGGATCAACAAAAAGAGAGGAGATACAAGATGAAAACAAAGACTTACAAAAACGAAATCGGGGAAATCAGCAAAGAGCAGTATGATGTTGAGCAGGCCTTGTATGCCCTCTACAAAAAAGACAAGGATTATTCCAAGTATATCCGCAGTTTAAGGGTTGTGAGAGGGGAGGCCTAAACCATGAAAAAGATCGCAATCATCAAAACCGGCACAGGGTTCGGGCTCGCCAAAATCGACATCGAAGATGGCAGCGAGTCGGCAAAAGTGACGATCCTGCCGAGAATGAAGACCGGCTGGCCGATCGTCGAGAAGGAGATCCCCTTGAATTTGATCGCGAAAATGGATCCGGTTTATCTGACGGATGATCAGCTTAACGACGAACTCAAAACCATCCTGGAGGGATAAGATGATGAAGACGCAATGGGAAGGGCATTATACGGGGATCGAGACGATGGACATCGAGTTGTTTGGTCGCCTCTTCGACCTCTATCTGCAGAGAAACACCAAATCGAAGGAACTCGAGTTCGCCCGGGTTTCGTTGGTGATCCATCGCATTCGGGTCTTCAAGCACATCGGCATCTTCATCGGGCGGCAGAATTACGGGAAGATGCTGGTCAACGGCGGGTTCCAGCTTTTCACCAATAGCTTTCACCTGGGTTTTGGCAAACCGAACAAATACGGCCAGCCTGCCCGCATCAAGATCGAGTATTCCGGGTCGATGGTAAAGCCTTACGAGCACATTTCCATTGCGCTGTTCGGCCGGATCAATTTCGGCTTTGATTGCCCGGAATGGCTCAAGAGGATGAAAAGACGCCAGCTTGAGGCGTATTGGGATCGCTATGCGGCCGCCTTCGATGGCGAGTGTTTTCCCGGGGAAGATGGTGACGGGACCATGACAAATCCGGAGCAGGAGAGATAACTCATTGAAAGGGAGGTTTGAGCGATGGCAAAGGGGAAGCGGTTGTCGAAAGATCAGATCGTCAAGATGATGGTTCAGTCGGGCAAGTGTTGTGAGGAGGAGGCCAAGGCGGTCCTCGAGGATCCGAAGATGGGGATCCAGGCGGGCATGACCAAGAAGCAGCTGAAGCGTCAGATTGAGCGGCATCTGTAAAAAGCCGCTAAACTGATCGGAAAAGCCGGGGAAACCCGGCTTTTTTATTAATGAAAATCGAGAAACCTTTTTATCTTTAATGGATTTATGAGGTTAGCCCTGCAAAATAAATTAAAAAATCGCTTGACATTTTAAATCATATCAGTATAATCAAATCAAACAAACGGAGGGGCTCAAAATGACGACATCAAAGACATTCAAAAAAGGTCAAAAGATATATCAGATCCATACAAACTTTGGCCGCATCGATTCGCCCGATCTCAAAGAGTCCTGGCAATATATGACAGTGATCGAGCGCACCATTGATGCCTGCGGTGAAAAACAGATGACCTTCGCAGATTTCGGTTGCGACTTTGTTTTTGGTCGTCTTTTCTTTGCCCCCTTCCAGTACGACCCTTCCAAAGAGCCCCGGCGTAAACTTTGGGTCTTCCTGACCCGCGAAGATGCTTACTCCTACCTCGAGTCGCAGGTGAGAGATGAAGCCGTCTCGACGAGAAATACGATCCACTACATGATCCTCAGGGGCGAGTTTGCAGATAATGACAGAGCGGTTTTTCGGGCCTTTGACAACATCAAGACCCTTTACCGGGATAATCCCAAAGATACAGGCATTGTTTCGGCGACACTTCCCAAAACCTATACAAAACGATAAGGAGGTCAGATCATGGCAAGATACACCGGGGAATATCCAGGCGACTGGAAATACAAAGACGGGGAAAGCTGGGAAGATTATGATGCGAGATGCAAGGCGATGTTGGATGCGATCCCGAAAGACAAGATCCTTCGCTTCCCCATTGCCGACGGGCAGGCCCTTTACTTCATCGAAAAAATGAAGCCCTTGACCCTTCAGCACATTCCTTATGGCGACGCATGGCACATCCCGGGCGCTCACATGAAAGGCCTGACCGCAGCCGATGCCGAGCGCATGATCGACTGGGGCCAGAAGATGTCTGCCCTTTTCGCCAAACAGGCTGAAGAAAATGAGGTCATATCGGTTGTTCTCGACAAGACCTACAAACCTCGGGGCGATGCCAAATACACCCGCCTGCGCAAGATTTTCGCCACCGTCTGCAACCCCAAAGATTGGAAGGGACCGATCAGGACGGTGGTTACCAAAGATCAGCTTCAAGATGTCGAGCAGGCAATCGTGTTTATGACGGGAACGGTTTGCAGGGTCATCAAACAGAAAAACGGCAAGTACTTGATCGTATCGGTTGGTTATCGGCTGGGCCCTTGCGGGGACCACTAAAATTAAGGAGGAGGTCAGATCATGAAAGAAGGCAAATTGATGTTGCATTGCGGCGGGGAAGAAGTGACCAAGGAAAAGCTGGCGTTGGTGCCGATCCCGGAGGAGACCGATTCGTACAAGCCTGTCGGGCATGTTCCTTTGGTCGACAAATTGATCACGATCTCCCGGGATCTCCTGACCGGGTTTCAGCTGACCAAGGAATCGTATGGTCTGGCCCGGGATGGCAAGCAGCTTTTCGGGGTGCTCCAGTTCAAAAACCATCACGAGGATATGGGCCTCGCCGTCGGGTTCCGAAACTCCTACGACAAATCGCTCACCGTCGGAGTCACCTGCGGCGCATCTGTCTTTGTTTGCGACAATCTTGCCCTCTCCGGTGAGATCGTGATCATGCGCAAGCATACGGTCCAGGTGTGGGTCGACATCGAGGAGCGGGTTGTTTTCGCCCTCAAATCGGCTGGCGGGAACTACCAGCAGGCCATCGAGGATGTCGAGGGGCTCAAGCAGATCCCGATGGATCTGGACGATGGGTTCCGCAACCTGGGTCTGATGTACGGGCGTGACCTGTTGGGAGCCCGGCAGCTTGCGGTGGCCACACAGGATTGGATCAAACCCCGGCATGAAGAGTTCGCCCCTCGCACCGCATGGTCGCTTTACAACTGCTGCACGGAGGCGCTCAAAGGGGCTGCTCCGCAGCAGATCATGGAAAAGCATGTCGAGCTGCACCGCTTTTTCAACCCCGCTTAATCTCAGAGGACCGGGAGCGATCCCGGTAATGCGGCGGCCCGGTTCCAAGCCCGGGCGGGGAAAGGAGAGATTAAAATGGCTTTCAGAATCAGGCAAGATGTAGAGGGTGGTTGGTATATCGAATCTGAAGATCATTCTTGGAGAACCCCCACGATTAAAGACAGGGTGCGTGTTGATCAGATTTACCTTGCGGTTGTCATTTATGGGAAGAGTGCTTACGAGGCTTTTACAAAATGATCCCCCATTGACTTTTATATCCGATGGAACAACAAATATGGGCATGCTGAAGTTGGCGATCTTTTGACAAGTCGTTTGTCAAGGAATGGCGGCATCCCCAGTTTAACACTTGAAGAAGCAGATCAGATGTATGGATTTTGGGCCGGGCCTGAAGATGGAGACAGAGATGATTTTTAGAAAAGGGCAGAGAGTTGAAACAATCAAGATTCCGCAGTGCTCAATCAATGCCGGCCATCCTTTGAAGATCGGTATAAGAGGGGTTGTTATCGGGGTCAGGCATGGGGCCACCGATAGGCTGGTCAAATTTGTTGGCAGGTCAGGCCCGATTCAATGTGATACTTCTGAATTAACTGAAATCAATGGGAGGGAATGATGCCATACAACAAGAAGTATTCAGATCCAGAGAACGAGTTTTTGGTCTCCGAGTTAAAACGGGGCAGCAACATCCTTCTTCAAACTGATTTTGAGGGCATGGCAGAGTTGTGGGAAGGGTTGTTTGGGATCGCCAGAACGCCACTGGGTCTGAATCGGCAGCTGCGCAGATTGATGGATGCGCAGGATCTGCCCGGGGAATTGCATCTCAAGGAATCGCATCCCCGTAAATCTCCCGAGATCAAAAGGGAGACATCTGTCATTGCTCCGACGCGATCACGCCATGACAAAACACGGCTCAAGCTCGAAGCGATAATCATGGAGCAGTGCAAGGTCTTTTCCAAGCGGTTGGTCAACAAGGTGATCGCATGGAACAAAGACTTGATTACGGCGATCACCGATCAGCAAGCGGAAATCAGGGAATTGAAGCAATATAAGAGGGCGGTCGAGATGATGTCTCAACCGGAGCGGGCGGCAGTTAAACAGAGGTATGGGATCTGAAAGGAGGATATCAAGATGACAAAGAGTGCGATGATCAAGTGGTTGTTACGGCATGGATATAAAAAGGCGGGAGGGATCCCCGATGGCTATTTTCGTACGGATCGGATGGGTCTGGCAGATCATTGGATTGCGCAGATCCGTCACCATTTTGTTGGAGATGTGATGATCAGCAACAAGAGGTCGCCGGGCTGCAAATGGGAAGAGTTCCGTCGTGAAGATGTATCACGGTTTTTCATCGGCGAAGATGATCAGCTTTGCCTCAAGCATTCACCTGCTCCTCCCGAACATCTCAACTGCAGATCGACAGTCCGCCCGATTGCGGTTCATAGTCGCTATTTGACCCCGAATGAGGTCGAGGTTTTGATTCATTATCTCTGCTCGCCGCAGCCGCATCCAAGAGTCACAGCGCCTGCGGTGGTCATGGCCATCAAGAAGTTTGTCAATGATGAAATCTTCAAGGTGATCGATGATGAAGCGGGGTATGCGGTGACAGACAAAGGCCGGGCGTTTGTCGATATGATCCTGTCAACCCCGTACCCCGAAAATCGCTGGGTGGATCCTCGGGAGGGAAAGTGAAATGGAAAATTATCTCGGGTTTTACACAATCTTGATTGCGGCAATCGGATTTGCAGGCGGATGGACGATGCGGGGGTTCGGTGGGCGGCGGGTTCCGTTAAAAGGTTACGGGGCGCCAATTCATCGATTTCGTTCCAGTAAATCGATCGTCGCAAAAATCATTAAGAATTATCTTTGATATCTGGCCCGATTTATGATATGTAACAAACCTTCCAAAATAGAAAGGGGGTGAGCGAGTGGCAACCAAAGCACCAAAAAAGAAGAAGCAGCAGGCCAAGGCGATTTATGTGCAAGGCGCGTATCTGCAGGTCGATGATCGGTCGTTTATGGAGATTGAGGCTCGTCAGGCGGGATTCAGATCGGCAACACAGCTGGCGACTTCGATCCTCCGCAAATGGATCGACGACAAGAAGGTGATCAGGGCGCATGAAATAATCCGGGAGGCACAAAATGGCAAAGAAGAAACGGCAGCAGGATCCATCGGAGCAGGGCAAGCGGCATCACAGGTCTCCTGATATCACTTGCTTGTTTTGCAAGACCTGGATTGAGATTCACGGGGAATACCGCAACCCCAAAGCCTTCACAAGGTATTGCAAGCTCGGGAGCAAGGATATTGATACCCATTCCGAGACCTGCGATTCATTCGATCTGACCGGGGCGCTCCGTTGTCCGATCTTTGATTTCGATTCGTGCCCGTCGATCTGCTTGCATAAGCAGAAGACCACAAGGGAATGCCGGTCTTGCTTTATCGGGGTGACCTTGTATCGCTATCTGGTTGCACCGCCCATCACAATCAATATCATCGGAGGGGACGACGATGCCAATGGATAACATCGAGTGCGCCGTGCTGGCCTATGATATCCACAACTTCATTTGCATCGACGAGTTCGGAGTCATGTCTGTCGACGGCGATTTCATGCGCAAGGTGGAAGATGATCTGATTGAACAAACCAACCCGGAACAACTGTTGATCGAGAAGCAGCGCCGATGGGCGGAAGAGTGGTATTATGAAGAGCTGTCCGAGGAAGCCAAACAGGTCTTCCAATTGATTTGCGATATTCCCAAAGACCTCAAGCCTGTCATCGGCACCGGTCCCGGGCATAACACCATCTCTCTGAAAAAGTTGGGTCGGTTCCTCCGGGAGCACTGGGAAGAGCGGCCGGTCGTTGCCCGGGTGTTGCAGGAGATCGCCGAATATACCGTCAAGGTGGGGCAATACTGATGCAGGCAGAAATAATTGATTATGTGTATTCGAGGATCTGCCCCAAAGAAGATGTCAATCTGATTGCCCCAGCGGTAGAGTACAAGCGGGCACGATGGGCGCAGGGCCAATTTGCAAAAGAGAAGATTATTGAAAAGGCCTGCATGATCGATCGTCGAGGCGGTCGCTTCTTAACAGGGTTGATCCCTCGCATCGACAAGTATTGCAGGCTCAAAGGGATCCCTTTCGATTTTGAGTTGCCAGAAAAGATCCTGGCGACAAAAACAGCTGCTCTGCCCGGGATCACATTTAGGCCGGATCAGCACGGGATGTTTAAGGCGGTCGAAGATTATCAGCGGGGCATCATAAAAAGCCCGACTGGATCCGGGAAGACGGTTTTGGCAGGGGCGCTCTGTTCGATGTTTGATCAGATCAACGTCCTTTTCCTTTGCCACACTATTGACCTCCTGACACAGACCTATGACGAGTTCACTCGCTGGGGATTGGCAGAGGTTTCGATGCTGGGCGGCGGGGTCGATAAAAATGCCTTCCACTGGCAGCAAGGGCGATCCCGGCAAATCGTTGTGTCGACTATACAGACCTTTTCTGATTTTGATCTCATGTCTCACCCCGATTACTTCGACATGATCATCATTGATGAAGCGCACCACCTTATCAAAGACGAGAGTCAGTATGCGCAATTGCTCAATCAATGCCTTGCTCCGATCAGGATCGGTTTGACAGCGACCCCTCCCAAGGAAACCGACGGCAAGGAGCTTTTGGTGTTGGAAGGGTATCTCGGTCCGATCATCGGCGAGTTTACAATGGACGAGGCAATCAAGGCGGGTGTGATCGCCCGGCCTTTGATCAATCTCATCGCTGTACCTTATTGTGATGAGATCGCCGATCTGCGGATCCCCGATGATCCGGCCAAGCCTGACGGCCTGACCCATCCCGCAGGCTACAGAGACTTCTATCAAAAGGGCATTATCGAAAACCGTGCCCGCAATCGGTTGGTTTTGGTGGAAGCAGACAAGACGATCCAAACGGGAGGGTCTGTTTTGATCTTGATTGCGACGGTTACGGATCATGGTCATATTCTCGCCGAGATGGGCAAAGACATCTTTGATCTTGACCTTCCGTTTGTATATGGCGATACCTCCAAAGAGCTGCGCAAGGAAACAATGCAGGCGTTGGAGCACAAGGAAATACTGGGGGTGATCGCCAACGTAGTTTGGAAGGAAGGGGTTAATATAAGAACATTGGATCACGTGATCAATGCCGCAGGTCAGGCAAAGGAAAGAGCGACCCTGCAAAGGATCGGCCGGGGCCAGCGGGCGACAGATACCAAGAAGTTTGTCAAGATCACAGATTTTCTGGATCCTTATAAACACCTCGCATATCATTGCGTGCTGCGCATGACCACCTACGCTCAAGAGGGCTGGCTTGTATATGGACGATGATTTCGCCTTCGACATTCTTGCTTACCTCGACGACAAAGGAATCGATGTAAAAAAGAAGGGGAAGGATGTTGGATCCGGCTGGGTTGGGATCGAATGTCCTTTTCCCCGTTGCTCTGACCCGGGCACCCACTGCGGGATCAATGCCAAAACCCAAGCATACAAGTGTTGGATCTGCGGCGAGCATGGGCATGTGATCAAATTGGTCGAGTTGCTTGAAGACTGCTCGTGGCGGGCGGCCATCGAAATTGCTCGAAAATACCCCGTAGATCCATTTCAGACAAGGCGGCCTGCTCCTTCTATGCGGCGGGCATACCAATCGCAGCAATGCGCTCTTCCAAGCGAAATTGAACCGGTCTGGCCGCAGATCCATCTCGACTATCTGATAAGCCGAGGTTTTGATCCCGGCTTCCTGATTCAGAAGTACAAACTCAAGCCGGTTTATAACATTGGCGACTACCGATTTCGGATCATTGCCCCGGTCTTTCTCGACCATAAGATCGTTTCTTTTGTTGCGGCCGATGTCTTGAGAAACAACCCGAATAGATTGCCCTACCTTGATTGCCCCAAAAGTCAGGCGATCATCCCGAATAAACAAGGGTTTTATAATCTGGATTCTGTCAAGGATGGGAAGGCGATCATCGTTGAAGGCCTGACTGATGTGTGGCGTTGCGGCGATGGGTTTATAGCAACATTCACCTCAAATTATTCTCAAGAGCAGATCCTTCTTCTGGTCCGCAAACATATCCGAAAGGTCTTTGTGTTATATGATCCAGATGCAATCGAAAAGGCACAACGCTTAGGAAATCTGTTATCTGGTATAATACCTTCGGTGGAGAGGATCCGGCTTGATATCAGATTGCCCGATGGATCCAAAGGGGATCCCGCCGACATGACAAGCGATGAGGTTAGATATATGAGAAGGGATCTGCTCGGCCATGATTGAAAGCGACAAAGACAAGGGCTCTATTTTGGGAGCTTGGATCCCGGGTGAAGTTTTCTTCAACCCCAAATTGACAGCACTCGATATCAGGGCATTCTGGATGATCAATTCGTTGGATCAGGAGGGCAATTGCTTTGCCTCAAACGATTTCATCGCACAACTTTTAAATTGCTCTCTTTCATCAGCGACCAATGCGATAACCAAATTGAAGAAGATGGGGTATGTGAAACAGGTATCATTTGATGGGAAGACGCGGGTTTTGTCGATTGATCATGGATACAAGGAAAGATGGGCAAAGGTCTTGCCTCTTAAAACATTCAGAGGCAGACTCTTAAAATCCTCAGAGGCAGAGTCTGAATGTTTTAAGAGTATAAATAAGAAAGATTATAATAAAGAATCTTCTAAAGAAGATGTAACGGGCAGGCCCGTTTCGAGTATATTTGTCGATTACTCATATGAAGCCGAAAAGTTGTTTAAGTTTTGGAACTCGCTGGGGGCACCGTTACGGGGTCATCAAGAAAAGAAAAGCAAGACATTCGATGTTGCGATGGATCAGCTGGATCGCCAGTTAAATCACCGATACGATGAAGAGCAGATAGCAGCAGCAATGGTGTTGTATCATCAAATGGTTTCGGATCAGATAGCGTATGTGTTGTCACCGGGGTTCCCGGGTCATCTTGTAGGGTTGGATGAATTCTTCGGCTTCAATACATTTACGAAAAGCCGGATGATCGAAAAGAACATTGCGTTTGGCATCCACTCGTGGTTTGAGGAGTGTGTCAGGGGCACCAAATACATCAATGAAAAGTACGGCAGGTATGTTGAAGATGAATACCCTGTCGTGACGGCGATGTTTAAACAGTTATGGATTGAACAGGGCTTTGATCAATTCGGGTTGTTGCCCAGAGATGAAAACAATTTCAGGCGGGCGTCGATTGAATTGATGCGCTTTGTTCATAGCATGCAGGGCAAGGTGAAGTTCTCGAGACTCGAGATTATCAGACCGGCATTGATTGTCAAGTATGTCTTTGGTGCGATCAAGGCGGATCTGGGCGGCCGGGAGTACGATGTGACGACCGGCTGGCTTTGCAGCAAAAATACATACGAGCGCAGGCTCCCGAAATACTTAATGGACAATTCTCTTTTGGATCGATGAAAGGATCAAGCATGGCTTACGTCCGAGATGTTATTTCCAATGAGATTGAAAAAAGGATCCTCGAGGGTATGATCATCAACACCTCATTCCTGCGGGATGTTTCCAAGATGATCAAGCCACCGTATTTTCAGGTGGATTATTTTCAGCGCGTTTCAAAGTGGATCCTCGACTATTACAAGACCTATCGCAGAGCGCCCGGTCAGGATCTGGAGTTGATATTCAGGGCGGAGTCCGTCAAACTAAAAGAGGCAGAGGTTGAGATCATCGCCGCCATGCTTTCGGAGCTGTCTGATAAGCAAGACGACTCTTTCAACAAAGACAGCTTATTCGATCATACGATCATGTTTTGTAAGCAGGCGTCGCTGTCGATTTTGGTCAGCAATATCCAGGGGCACATTTTACAGGGAAAGATCGATAAAGCGGAAGAGCTTGTGAGGGATTTTCATAAGGTGGCCAGAGACACGAGCGAGTGGGTCAACCCCTTCGATGATGCGGAGGTCGATGCCACCTTTGTGGATGATGAAGAGGATCAGTTATTCAAGCTCCCGGGCGCTCTGGGTGAATTGATCGGCTATCTGCGCCGCGGCTGGCTGATTTCATTCATGGGACCGACAAAGAGAGGGAAATGCATAACGGGAGATTGTCAAGTATTTTTAGCAAATGGAACAAAGATGTGTATTCGTGATTTGGTAAAGAGCGGGAGAAAAGAGCGAGTGGTTGCTCTCAATGAAGAAACGCAAAGATTTGAATCAGTGATGATTGATGAATTGTTTGATAATGGGGTAAAAGATTGTTTTCGAGTAGGAACAAGAACTGGCCGGCAAGCCTGTACGACAGGCAATCATGAGTATTTGACACCTTTAGGTTGGAAGTTTCTCAAAGATATCAAACCGGGAGATTTTATTGCTGTTCCTAAAAGGCTTTCCTTTTTTGGCGATTACGATATGAAGGATTGTCTTGTGAGATTTCTTGCTTATATCCTTGCCGAAGGAGGATGTACCGCATCTCAACCTACATTTACCAACGCAGATTTATCTACCAATTTGGATTTTGAAAGATGTTGTGATGAATTGGGAGTGGGGTATAGAACCAAGGGCATAAGTCATTATTTATTGACCGCGAGGCCATTATTGAAGAAATATCATTTGCTTGGAGATAGTGCCAAGACCAAGCAAATTCCTGATGAAATCATGGGTGCGTCGAGAAAAACGATTTCGACATTTTTGAAGGTATTTTTTACTTGCGATGGTTCTATTTTCAGAGAAAAAAATGCTTTGAATATTGAATTAACATTGGCCAATGAAAATCTTATTAATCATATTAGTCATTTGTTGTTGAGGTTTGGTGTGGTCCATATCAAAACAAATAATCCTGCGACGTTTGAAGGGCGTAAATTTCCTGCATGGAGAATATCGATAAAAAGCCAAGAGTATGTTGATTTATTTTTGCGGGATATTGGATTTGAATCATATAAACAAACAGATGGATTTGCGGTGGATTGCAAGCGATCATTTTTGGATAAGTTCCCTTCCCAGATCGCCAAAAGATTTTACGAGGAGTTAAAAAAGGAATGTGGATGCCGGCCCCATTTTGGTGTTTATCCCAAAGGTGAAGGTTTTTATTCAAAGATGGGTAAGGGTCGAGCTAAAGCGATTTCATACCACATTAATAAAAAGAAGCCGATTTCAAGAGAGTCTTTTGATGTTTTGAGAGACACAAAGACTTTCGACAAATATATGAATTCGGATATTTTGTGGGATGAGGTTCTTGCCATTGATCATATCGGAATGATGGATACCTATGATATTTCCGTTCCTGGCCATCATAATTTCGTTGCCGATGATTGCATTCTCCATAACAGCTTTTACGCATGGGAGACGGTTTTCCAAGGGTTGACATGGCGATTGAAGGTTGCGATCTTCTCGTTGGAAATGAGCAAGACCGACAACAAAAAGAGGATATACAAACGGCTGACGGCCATGGCCGAGCAGGGCGGCGAGTATGCTTACCCGGTGTTTGATTGCGCCTTGAATCAAGATGACAGCTGTCAGAAGATCGAGAGGATGAACAAGACTGGGTTGCTGCTGGCCAATGGGGCGAAGCCGAAATATTCGCCCGATATGAAATACAGGCCATGCGATTATTGCCGCCACCACAAGGAAGATTATGATTGTTACTTTCCGGAGACATGGTGGGCGACGCAGAAACAAGATCAAGATATGTCGCCGGGGGTCATCAAAAAGAAGACAAGAGGATTCAAGAAAATCTACGGCGACAATTTGCGCTTGATCGCTCCGCCGTCATTTTCCGTCGGCTTTGATTTCATCGATACGGAATTGGATCGACTCGAGGATACCGAGGGGTTTGTGCCGGACATCATTTTGGTCGACTCTTTTGATATCACCGAGCAGGAAGTGGCCGATGAGCTGCAAGATGAAAATCGCAAGTGGATGAAGGGCAAGCGATTGGCGGGCGTTCGGCATGCGCTCGTGATCAATTGCAATCAGGGGAACAGGGAGGCCGACGACAAGATCAATATCAAGCGGAAGCATACGGGAGGCACGATCAAGAAGCTGGCCAATGTCGATGTTGAATATACATTGAATCAGACCGATGAAGAAAAGAAGGCAGGGGTGATGAGGGTTGAAGTCCTCGTCAACAGACACGATGAATCAACAGAGAAAGGGCAGGTGTTTGTCTTGCAGCAGTTAAAATTGGGACAGCCGAATCTGGATTCAGAGTGGGTCGAGAATAAAAAATTTAGAGGGAGGCAATAGCATGTTGACAATTACCAAGACATTCGAGTTCGCTTACGGTCATCATTTACCCGATTACGACGGCAAGTGCGCATCGCCGCATGGCCACAACGGGATCCTCGAGGTGGAGGTCAAGCGGCCGGCCGAGCATATCGTTTTGGATGCGGGGTCTGTTGTGGAGCCGCAGACAGGGATGATCATGGATTTCGGTTATCTCAAAGGGGTGGTCAAAGAGAAGGTGCTTGACCAGATGGATCACAAATATCTCAACAGCGATTTGCCGGAGATTGGCAGGCCGACCGCCGAGAATATGACCCTCTGGATCGTCAAGGTGTTGGGCGAGTATTTCGGCGATGCTCTGGTCCGGGTCCGCTGCTACGAGACCTCGACATCCTATGCGGAATGGAGGGCGTGATGGCGAATCTGTTGCAGGTTTATTCGGTCTTCCCCAGCGTCGACGGCGAGTGCAATGATTACGGACAGGGAGCCTTGACCACATTCATTCGGCTCGCTGGGTGCAATCTCCGCTGTCAGTATCCTTGCGATACCCCGAACAGTCTGTCGATGCAGGCCGGGGAACCCATGACCATCGACATGGTCCTCGGGCAGGTGATGCGATGGCCGATCAAGAAGGTGACGATCACGGGCGGCGAGCCCTTGCTCCAGATGGATCCTTTATTGCTCTTGATTCGGGAGCTGTCGGTTGAAAGGGGGTTTGATGTTTCGATCGAAACCAATGGGGCCGTGGATCCCGGCAAGAAGTTGTGGGACCTTTTCCATTTTGCGGGATGCCTTGTTGTCGATTACAAATTGCCTTCATCTGGGGAAGAAGCGGCTATGTGCTTCCCATTTGGGACATTAAGGCCTCGGGATTATTGCAAGTTCGTCATTCTGGATCGCCAGGATTTCGACCGGGCATTGGCGGTAATGAATATGTGGGGAAAATATCCAATGAAAATCGCCTTTTCGCCGGTCTGGGGACGCTTGGATCCCAAAACAATGGTAGATTGGATGATGGAAGCAAAAATTCCGAGGGCAATTTTGAGTGTGCAACTGCACAAAATCATTCAATTATCCGAGCCACAATGAAGAAACTGCAAAAAATATGAAAAAATATGTTGACATCCTTTTGGGGATCTGTATAATGTAATCAAACAGACGGGGAGTTACAGATCCACCAAATCAAAAAACTAAAACAAGGAGGAAAGTATCATGGCAAAGGAAACAGCAGCAGTAGCGGGAACGGTCGATGTGAAGTTCAAGGATCTCCGGGTTGCAGTGGTGGCGCTCAACGAGAGCAAGCTGCTCAAAAAGAACATCGCACTGGTCGGGATTACCAAGGACCAGATCCTGAAGGATTTCATGGCCGGCTTCGATGGCATCCCCGATGTCGATGGCAAGTGCCCCGCTCCGAAAGCCGCCCTCGACTTCTACAATTCGGTGGTCGACGCCCAGGAAGCCGCCAAGGCCGGCACCAAGCCGCCCGCCGCCGAGGCAACCGCAGGCGCAGCCGCTCCGGCCGCCACCAAAGGCAAGGGAAAGAAATCCGGTGCGGCCGCAGGCGAGAAAAAGGCACCGGTCGACAAGGGGCCGGGCGTCATCTCCACGATCCTCGACCTGATTACGACCAAGGGGCCGATCACCAAGGAAGGGATCCTCTCCGAGCTGGCCGCCGCGTTCCCGGATCGGGACAAGGAAAAGATGGCCAAGACCGTCCAGGTGCAGATCGGCGGCAAGAAGGAAACCCGCATGGAGAAGGAGAAGGGCGTCAAATTCATCCGCTCCGAGAAGGGCGAGTACAGCATCGCAAAGGCCAAGAAGTAATCCCCGTCACCGACTGGCCGGGAATCCCGGGGGGGGCACATCACTCCCGGGATTTTTTTGCTTTGAAAACCAGCCGGTTTTTCCCATCGATGATATAATCAAAATAAACAGCGATGATCATATATAAAATTCAAAATAAAATAGATGGCAAGATTTACATCGGGCAGACAAAAAAGCAATTGTCTCGGCGTATTGCGGAGCATATTTTGTTTGACTCTTATATTGGCAAGGCGTTAAGAAAATATGGCATTCAATCTTTTGAGATATCGGTGATTGATGAAGCAGCAGATAGAGAGACATTAAATGATAAAGAATTGTTTTGGATTTGTTTTTATGATTGCAAATATCCCAACGGATATAATTTTACAGATGGAGGAGATGGTATTGAGGGGTATAAACATACAGAAGCGGCCATTTTAAAAATAAAGGAAAAGAGAGCTTTGCAGGTTATGGGCAAGGAGCAATATTTAAAACATGTGGAATATCTTCGAAGTCATCCTCCTTTCAAAGGTAAAAAACATTCTGATGAATCTAAAGAGAAAAACAGAAAAGCTCATGTTGGCAAATCTGTATGGAATAAAGGGTTGGTTGGTTATTCTTCAGATGATACAAAACAGAAGTATAGAAAATCCAGATTAGGGAAGTCAATTCCTGCTATAAGTAAAGCTCTCAAAGGAAAACCATGGTCTGCAGCACGACGAGCTGCGCAAAATAAAAAGGGGAAGGGAGAATAAAATGAAAGTGGTTTTGGGTGTATCGGGGGGTATGGATTCAGCCACGTTGTTAGGTTTTTATCTTGACAAAGGGTTTGAGGTCATTCCGGTCTCTTTCAATTACGGGAGCAAGCACAATCAGTATGAAGCGGCGGCGGCGAGGGATCTGGCTGTGTATTATCGGCTCAAGATCATCCCGATTGACCTGCCCTTTATTGCCGGCTTGTTTTCGTCGAACCTGCTCAAGACGGGCGGCGATATCCCCGAGGGGCACTATCAGGCGGCCAATATGAGCTTGACGGTTGTGCCGGGCCGTAATGTGATCTTCATTTCGATCATGATGGGTCTGGCGTGGTCGCTGGGGGCGGAGGTGGTCGCCGTCGGGGTCCATGCCGGCGATCATGCGATCTACGAAGATTGCCGTGCTGGGTTTGTCGCAGCCATGAATGCGGCGGTGATTCAGGGATCCGGTGATCGGGTGCGGCTGGAAGCGCCCTTTCAATACCTCGACAAAGAGGGGATCCTCAGGGTGGGAGAGCGGATCGCTGTCCCTTATGATCTGACCAGGACCTGTTACAAAGATCGGCCAACCAGCTGCGGCAAATGCGGGTCATGTCAGGAACGGCTCGAAGCCTTTGCCAAGATCGGCAGAAAGGATCCTATCGATTATGACCGATAAAATCATGTATACCCCGGTGCAGTTTCACAAAGATATCCCCAAACTCGCCGCCAAGTTTCGTCGCAGATATGACTGCGTATATCCGGTGCCCCGTGGCGGCATCCCGGTTGCGACCGCCCTTGCTGCCAAGCTGGGGATTCCGGTTGTAACGACTCCGACAGGCGACCGTACTCATTGCCTGATTGTCGATGATCTTGTCGACAGCGGCAAGACCCGCAAGATGTATCCCGGGTACGATTTCGCCTGTCTTCATGTCAAACCCCACACCCCGAAAAGCTGCATGCCCACCTACCATGTTTCGACTATGGATGGGTGGGTTGTTTATTGGTGGGAGACGATGGGCAAGGAAGATGGCATCGAGGACAATGTGATCCGGATCCTCCAGTTCATCGGCGAGAATCCCATGCGGGCCGGGTTGATCGATACACCTGCCCGGGTCGCCAAAATGTACAAAGAGTTTTTCTGCGGCTACGATCCGGATCGGATGCCGAAGATCATGACCGTCCCCAACGGGGAAGACGGGGTGGTGTACAATGAAATGCTGCTCGATCAGGGGTATTTCTTCAGCTTTTGCGAACACCACATGATCCCTTTCTTCGGTCAGTATTTCTTCGGCTACATTCCCGGGACCAAGATCATCGGGGCAAGCAAGATCGGCAGGGTGATCGATTATCACGCCGGCAGGCTGCAGATCGCCGAGAGGCTGGTCAATCAGGTGGTCGAGACCATCGACAAGGCAATCGAGCCGCTGGGTCAGGTTTTGGTGATGCGGGCAAGGCACCTCTGCAAGGAAATGAGGGGCCTCAAAAAGTGGGACAGCCCGTTCGAGGCGATTGCGGTCCGTGGTTATTTCGCCAAGAACCGCAACGGTTGCAAAGACGAATTCATGTCGAGAATCCAAGGGAGATGATATGATATACCTGGCAGGCGGATACAATCTCCCGTTGAGATTCGAGTGCCCTTATATGTCGTCGTACCATTGGTTGTGTACGGCAGAAGGGGCGATGCACCGGACCTGCTTTAACCAGTATGTTGAAAATAAAAAGAGGATGATGCAGGAGGGGCGTATGAGCGAGTTGAAAAAGGTAAATTTGTTTTTGGATTCTGGGGCATTCTCGGCGTGGTCGAAAAAGATCCATATCGACATCCAGGATTATATCGCCCACATAAAGAAGTATGATCAGTTTATCGATCATTATTCGGTTCTGGATGCCATCGGGGATCCGGCCAAGACCCTCGAGAATCAGAAGATCATGGAGGCGGCCGGCCTGCATCCTATCCCCTGTTTCCACTACGGCGAGGACATCAAATATCTCCAGGATTATCTCAAGCATTATGATTACATTTCCCTCGGAGGTATGGTGCCGATCTCGACGGTCAATTTGATCGAGTGGTTGGATTACATCTTCCAGAAATTCATCTGCGATCAAGACGGGATCCCCAAGGTCAAGGTGCATGGGTTCGGCATGACCGTCTTGAATTTGATGTTGCGCTATCCGTGGTTCAGCGTCGATTCGACAAGCTGGGTTCTGACCGGCAGATTTGGTGCTGTGATGGTGCCCCGCATCAAGATGGGCAAGTACGATTACTCGCTCAATCCGTGGAAGATCAATGTCTCCAATCGCTCGCCGAAGACTAAAGAGGAAGGCCAGCACTACGACACTTTCGGGGAAGGCGAGCGGGAAATCATCTTCAACTACTTTCGGGAAAAGGGGTTTGATCTGGGGCGGAGTTCTTTCAGGCACGAAAATCCGCCCAGCAAAAAAGCCGGTGCCCTTACCCCTTACACCCTCAAAGACAACGAGCGATGGGCCGGCAAAGAACTGGCCGATGCGCAAAGGGAGTACGTTGAGATGGGCATGGGTTTCATGGCCATTGATGGATGGACGGAAAATGGCATGGTTGAGATGATCGAGGTGCCCGGGCTTTGCAACGATTACAAGCAGCGGGACGAGTTGAACATCATCTATTTTCTCGACCTGCAGGATCACATGCCGAAGTGGCCGTGGCCCTTTAAAATCCGCAAGACTGAGGGGTTCGGCTTCAAGAAAGGATAGGGCGATGGTCATCTATTTTGCGACGTGGCTTGAAGACAATCAGGGGATCACCCTGACCAAGGCAGAAGCCAACAATCGGTTGCTGTCGTACTTCTTTCTCCGGGCCGTTGAGGATCAAGACGAGTTTTACAAGACCTATATCGGCAAGGGCACGATCCCGTCTGTCAAGAAAAGGTTTGACAAATGATCATTTACTTCGCAAGCGTGGATGATAGCCTCATTCCGTTTATCAGATCGGTTGTGCGCAAAGGGGATCGGCGCTTGGATTTTTTGTTCTCGTTTTATGATCTGACCGATCTTTGTCCCATACCATTCCGAAAGAATTGTTGGAAAAAAATAATCGACGAAAAAGGAGATGTGAAATGATTACGGATCGGGAAAAGCTGGTTGGGATTCTGACAGCGGTCAGGCCCGGGTTGGCAAAAAGGGAGATCAACGAGGTTGCCACCCATTTCGTTTTCACGGGCGAGGACATCATCACAAACAACGATCAGATTTGCATTGCCCACCCCTTCGAAGCGCCTTTCAAATGCTCGGTGCCGGCCAACGAGCTTTACAAGATCGTGTCGAGTATCAAGACCAAAGAGATTTCGCTCGACCTGATGGACGGCAAACTCAAGATTCAGGGCGGCAAGACCAAAGCCAGTCTGTCGACCACGACGGCTGAAACGGCGATGGCAAAGATCAGGGCGCTCGATATGGCCGGTGTCATGCAGAAGCTGGTGGCTCTGCCGGCAGACTTTGTCGAGGGGGCCTCGCTCTGCAGTTTTTCCGCATCCAAAGACATGACCCATCTGGCCTTGACCTGTCTGCTCATTGAAGACGATCTCATCATGTCTTCGGATGATTTGCGGATCAGTCGGTTTCGTATGGGGAGCAGGATGGATTGCTCCGTCCTGGTGCCGGCTGCGGCGATCAAAGAGCTGGTCAAGTTTCCGGTCGTCGACTATTACGTCTCCGACAAGTGGGTTTATTTCGCCACCAAAGATGACGTGATGTTTTGCTGCCTGCTTGTCCCCGACAAGTTCAATGATTACGATCAGCACTTTGCCGACTTCGATGGCCTCGAACTCAATCTGCCGAAGGAGATGATCGACATGGTTGAGGCGGCGGCTGTCATGGCCAACGGCGAGTACGATACTGACAAGCTGGTGGACATCAAGATCGAGCAAGGCAAGATTTGCTGCAAGGGATCGTCGGAGGTGGGCTGGATCGAGAATGAAGCGGATATCGCTTTTAAGCAGGCTGACGTGATCAAATTTGCGATCAATCCGATGTTCCTTATGGCGATACTGAATCACAGCACAAAGATGATCTACCGCGAAAATCGGGCGTTATTTGATGCAGGCAAATTCCTGCATTTAATGGCCCTGAAGCTGGATTGATCATGGTCATCTATCTCGCAGGCAATGTGACGCCGCCCAGAGAAGAAGTCTTGATGTATTTCAAGGCGCATCGGCTTTACTCTTACTTTTATCATCGTCAGGGCGGCGAGTTTATGGATGAATTTGAGCTGAGGATCAAGGATATTGCCCATGGAAAACAGCCGGTATTGCCATCTTCATGTTCACACTGAATACAGCCTTTTGGATGGGTTCGGCAGTATCCCGAAATATGTCGCTGCCGCAAAGGACATGGGATTTACCCATCTTGCTTGTACGGATCATGCCAACATCGACGGGTTGATCCGGTTTCAAAAAGAGTGCGACAAGAACAAGATCATCCCGGTGTCAGGCTGCGAGGCGTACATTGTGCCTTCGCTGGCGGCATCGGCCAAAGGTGAGAAGAGAGGACACGTGACTCTCCTCATAAAGAATCAGCAGGGGTTTGAAAATCTCTGCCAGATGTTGACCATTGCCAATCTCAAAGGATTCTACTATCGCCCCCGGATCGATTTCGATCTGTTGTATGATCATTGCGAGGGACTGGTGATCCTGACGGGTTGTGCATCGACTTTCCTTACGCTCCCGGGCGGACCTGAATTATATTACGACATCCAATCGAAGATCAAAGATGATCTGTACCTTGAGGTGATGCCGCATATATTATTCAGTCAAGTGGATGTCAATCGGATATGCTGCGCCGAAATGAAGGGGCGGTTGGTTGCGACCAATGATTGCCATTATATCGCTGCCAATGATGCTAAGGCGCAGGAAGTGCTGCTGGCCGTGCAGACCAAGGCGCTCTGGACAGACAAAGATCGCTATCGCTTTCCGATCCAAGGGTTGCATTTGCGATCAGCGAATGAGATGATCAACCAGTTCAAGGCGCAGGAATGCATGAATGATGATGAGGTCGGGGAGGCCATGGATTCGGCAATGGAGATCGCCGAAAAATGTGGCGGCTTCAGGATCCCAAAGCAAGACATTTACTTGCCCGTTGTCCCCAAGTATAAAGACCTCGACCCAGAGAAGTTTCTCTGGGATATCTGTTGGAAGGCGCTGGCGGATAAGTTTGGCGGCGAGAGCAGACTTGAACTTGACTCGCCGGCATTTCAGATATACACAGCCCGCATGAATGAGGAGTGGCGGGTTATCAAGGAAAAAAAGTTCATCCCGTATTTCATGATCGTGTACGAATTGATCGAGTGGTGCCGGGAAAATGACATCATGGTTGGACCGGGGCGTGGATCGGTCGGTGGCTGCTTGATCGCATATCTGCTCGGGATCACGATGGTCAACCCTCTGAAGTATGATCTGTTGTTTTCCCGGTTTATTTCAGAGGATCGGAATGACCTGCCCGATATCGATCTGGATTTTGAAGATCGCAAGCGGCCGCTGGTCAGAGAGCATCTTGAGGCCTTATACGGCAAGGATAACATCTCGTCAATCTCGACATTTTTGACCATGAAAGGCAGGGGGACGATCAGAGATGTCGCCCGGGTTTTTGATGTGCCATTGCATGATGTCGATGAATTTGCCAAGACGATTGAAGATGGCCCTGACGCTGGCGAGGGGGCAAGCGATCTGCAATCTGCCGGCAAGTCTCATTGGTTCGGCCAAAAGTATCCCGAGGTGCTCGATCTGGCGATCAAGCTCGAGGGTCAGATCAGGGGAGCAGGCCAGCACGCCGCCGCGATCATTGTCTCTGCCGATGATTTGACCAAAGGCACAAGGGGCAATCTGGTCATGAGGACGGGGCATGCCGTCTCCAATTGGGACATGCAGGATTCAGAGCATGTGGGATTGATGAAGTTGGATATCCTCGGGCTGAATACTTTATCGATCCTGAATGAGGCCCGGCGATTGATCAACGAGAATAAGCAGCGGTTGTTTTTGTATCATCCCGAAAGCGATTGCTATTTTGTCGGGGACGAGTTGGATTTGGCAGGTGGTCAGGTTGATCACATTGATTTTGATTTCGACAGAATCCCGCTGGATGATCAAGCAGTATATAAGGAGATCGCTGCCGGGCATAACGTCGGCGTGTTTCAATTAAGTGCATGGGCGACATCGAAGCTGGCCACCCAGATCAAGGCAGATCGCTTCGAGCTTTTGAGCGATGTTGTTGCCCTTGTCCGGCCGGGTCCGCTTGATTCCGGCATGACCGAAGATTACATCAAGCGGCGCAATGGTGAGCGATGGCAGAAAAAGCACCCGATTTATGAGGAGATCACCAAAGATACAAACGGCATTATCATCTATCAAGAGCAGATCATGCAGGTCTTCCACAAGGTGGCCGGCATGACCTATTCGACGGCAGATAAAATCCGCAAGATCATCGGCAAGAAGCGGGATGCGCGTGAGTTTAAACCCTTCAAAGATGCTTTTGTCAAGGGCTGTCTTGACAATCATACTTTGAGCGAGACGGAGGCGCTTGAGTTCTGGGAGGCGCTCCAATCCCATGCCCGATATAGCTTCAACAAATCTCATTCGGTCGAATATGCTTTGATCGGTTATTGGACGGCATGGTGTAAGAAGTATTATCCGACCGAGTTTCTTTGCGCCAGTTTGAGCTACGGGACCGACGGAAAAAAAGAGGAGATTATCGAAGAGTGCTATCGGCTGGGCCTCAAACTTCAATTGCCGAGAGTCGGGATCTCTGACGCGGTTAAATGGGTTGCCAAAGATGGCACGTTGTATGTGCCTTTTGTTGAGATCAAGGGGATCGGCGAGAAGCTGGCGTATGAGTGTATGTACGTCAAAAAGAAAAAAGCGGTAAAGGGGTTTTTCAATATCCAAACCCAGGAAGCGGCAGGGGGCAAGCTGGATAAGATGATGGCGGAGATTGGTGCATTCGGGGATCCGCCTACGGCTCCGGATTTGTCTGTCTTTTTTTCATTCAGGATTGATCAAGATCAGCGCAGGCAGTACCCAAACCTCATTGCGACTTTGGGATTCAGCTTCCCCGAAAGCGATCTGGATCCGTTGCTTAAACTTGATGTCCCGCGGGGGCATATCAGAGGGGCGATTCATGAAAGACATTTTGAAAATTATCTGGGCGAGCTGCCGGATTGCTATGTATGTTCTTTGGGCAGCCAGTGCAAGGGGCCGGTTATGCCGTCCAGAGGCAAATACAATCTCATGATCTGCGGGGAGGCTCCCGGAGGCGATGAAGATGAAGCAAGGGAAGGGTTTGTTGGTAGGGCAGGCAGAGATGTGTTATGGCCTGAATTGAAGAAGCATGATCTTTTCAGGGAAGATTTCCATATCACCAATGTCAATAAATGCTACCCCCACGAGACAAAGACCCCAGATAAAGCGGAGATTGCCGCGTGCTGGAAATGGTTGAAGCAGGAGATCGATGCTGTCCAACCACGATTGATTTTGGCCTTTGGAAATACGAGCCAGAAATGCTTTGTCGATCGTGATTCTGGTATAATAGAGTTGAGCGGTAAGACCGAGTGGAGCGAGAAGGCAAGTGCATGGATATGCTGGTGCGTGCATCCGGCAGCGGTGCTCCGAAACTCGACAAACAAAGAGGCTTTTGAGCGGGGGATCAATAATTTTTCAGAGAAGATCAGGATCCTGGGCGACATTCAATAAGGAGAAATGCGATGGCAGAACAACAGCGAGATTACGAGTTTCATCGGGAGTACCGGCCGCGGAGCTTTGAAGAGTATGTCGGCAATCAGGCTTTGAAGACCGCAGTGTTGTCGGTGGTGGGGACCGCCCATACCTATCTTTTTTGCGGTCCTCGAGGATGCGGCAAGACGACTTTGGCCCGTTTGATCAGCCATGCGGTTGGCGCTGCCGATATGGATGTCCATGAAATCAATGCGGCAGATAAAACCGGAGTCGACGACGCCCGGGAGATCATCGCCAAAGCGCCCTTTGCTCCGATGGGCGGCAAGAGCAAGGTGTATATCATCGACGAGTGTCACCGCCTGTCCGGCAGTGCGGAAGATTCATTTCTCAAGATCCTTGAGGAACCGCCGAAGCACTGTTATTTTATCCTTTGCACGACCGAGCCGGAGAAGGTCAAGGCGACGATCAAGAGCAGGGCAAAGGTGTACGAGGTCAAGCCGCTGACGGTGGCAGAATCGGGACTGTTGATCGACTGGGTTTGTTCAGAGGAAAACATCAAGCTGCCCAAGGCGGTCCGACAGGCGATCATCGAGAAAGACGACTGTGCCGGGATCCCCAGAGAAATGCTCGTCGCCCTCGATATGGTTTGCAATATCACCAGCGAGACGGAAGCCATCGCAACGATCGCCGCCTCGCAGGGCAGCGCAGGGGTGATCGATCTTTGCCGGGCATTGATCCAGAAGGCAAAGTGGCCGGCCGTTGGTAAGATCCTCCGGGAGATTGCCGATGAACCGGAGAATGTCAGGTATGCGGTTCTGGGGTATATGAACTCGGTGCTCACCAAGGGAGACAACAAACAGGCCGTGATGGTGATCATGAATTTTACCGAGTCTTTCATGTACTCAAAAAAGGCAGGGTTGACACTGGCCTGTTATCAGTCTGTGATGGATTGATCGGATATAATAAATTTCAAAGGGAGGTGACAAATCGTGGATGATCAGAAACGCAGTTATTCCGATGAAGATCGGATCAATAAATTTCAGCTGGATGCTGAGTGGGAGCAGCAGGGGGATCGCTACCTCTATTGGTCCAGGCAGGCTGCCATTGCCGCCAAAGCATTGGCCGATTGTGATATGCGCCGGAAGGTCCTTATGGCCCAGTTGTACAAAGAGCATCGGCAGAATTTTGAAATGGATAACATCAAAGCGACGGACAAGATGATCGATGCTGAAGTCCATGCCGATGCTCGGTACAAAGAGATCACGATCGAGCAGATCAATTTACAGGAAGCGGCGCAGATCATGACCGATGTCAAATGGAATTTCCAAGCCCGACAGGAGAGGATCGTCGAGATGCAGAAGTTGTTTTTGGCCGGTTATTATGCAGCTCCGTCAGACGGTGGCAAAGAGGTTAAAAAGCAATTGACCGAGGCGCTTCAGGGGACATTGCCGAGGCGGAGAAGAGGAGGGGAGGGCGATTAGCATGTGGTGGCCACCCGCAGAACAAATTATGATCGATAACTGGATCAATGGGATCCGCATAATGGCGGTACTGGCCGGGATTCTGGCTGTCATTTACGTGGTTTGCTGGGTGGGTTCGTGGGCGGTATCCAGCGGGAAATTTGCAGCACAACGTGATCATTATCGCAAACTGAAAGGAGATTTGGCAAGATGGAAGAACGAAGATCAAGGCAAATGATGAAGGAGCGGTTTGCGCAGCGGATGCGTGAACAGCAGCAGCGGGGGGAAAAGGGCGGCGGGAACCTTTTCAAGCAGGGGATCAAAGACCTGCAGTTTTTCAAGTGCGGCGAGAAAAAGCACACCATCGATATCATCCCGTACTTCGCCGGCAAGAACGACCCCAACGTCAAAGAGGGTGAGGAAGCCTATGTGTTTGAATTCTTCATCCATCGCGACTGCGGCGTCGGCGAAGGGGCGATCATGTGCCTTGCCGAGACCTACGGCAAGCCCTGTCCGATCTGCGAGGATCGCAGGCGGAAGCTGCGGGACGGCGGCGACGAGAAAAAGCTCGACAAGCTGCGGCCTGCTCGGAACCCCCGGTCGGTCTACAATATCATCTGTTACGACGACAAGGCCGAGGAAGAGAAGGGCGTCCAGGTTTTCCACACCTCCCACTATCTCATGGAGGCGCAGCTTCAAGAGCTGGCATCGGGCACGCCGGTCCGCCCGGGTCAGGAAGAACTCGAACCGCTCGTCCTCTTCATGGATCCCAACGAGGGAAAATCGATCGTCTTCACCAGAGTCGGTCAGCAGGACAAAACCCGCTATACCGGGGTGAAGTTCGTTGACCGGCCGAAGGGCTACGAGAAGATCGATCCTCGGGATCTGGACGATGCGTGGGCGCTTGATGAGATCGTCTATGTTCCCACCTACGAGGAGGTCTGTGAGTTCTACTACGGCAAGGGCCAGCCGGCAGGTGGTGGCGAGCGTGCCGCAGGTGGTGGTGAAGCAGCCGGTGAAGAGCGTGGCGGTCGGCGTGGCCGTTATGCGGCTGAAGGGGTCGAGCAGCCGGCAACCGATACCAGCGCCGGGGCAGGCGAGCAGGCTGCGGAAGATCGGGGTGGTCGCCGGAGCCGCAGGAGCGGTGGTGAATCGGATGCCGGTTCGACCGCAGGTTCGGCTGCAGCGGGATCGACGGCAGGAGGGGCAGGGGCCGCAGGCACATCGAATCCCTGTCCGCATGGGCATGTCTTCGGCGTCGATATCGACAAGTTCCAGAGCGATTGCGAACCCTGCGAACAGTGGAAGGTGTGCGCTCGGAAGAACAAAGAGCTGTCGGCGGGCGGTGGTGGCACCGCGGGCGCCTCTGCGGGGACCGATGCAGGGGCGGGCGCAGGTGGTGATGCAGGGGCCGGTGAGGGCCGGAGATCGAGACGATCGGAAGCGTCTGCGGATCCGGGCCAGACATCGCAGTCCGCTGCAGATTCGGGTTCGGGTGTCCAGTCATCCGACTTGCCTCCGCGTCGCCGGAGGGCATAGGGCGTAGCGCCAAATACCCCTTTGCCCAGAGATCGGCCCTCTGCACCGGGAGGGCCGATCTTTTTTACCAATTGATGAGGGATTATCATGACCAGACATGTCGAAGATCAAGCGGCACAAATCAAAAAGACAATCATGGCGCAGCGGCCTGACGATGAAAGAGTTGAATTTCTTGATTCGGGGTCGACGATGTTTAACCTCGCCGCATCGGGCAAGGGGAGAGATGGCGGATGGGCACGGGGAAGGATTGTCAACCCCGTGGGAGATGGATCGTCGGGAAAGACTCTCATGGCATTGGAGTTTTGCGCCAATGCTTACTACACAATCAAGAAAAAGCCTTCCAAGATTTTCCCGCCCGTGACCAAGCTCTATATCGTTTACCTCAACCGGGAAAGGGTCATGGATTTCCCTGTCCAGAAAATGTACAATCTGAAAGATGCGGATGGCAATCCGATCCCGTCGTTTTATGAGGCGGTCGAATGGATCTATCACATCTCAACGGTCGAAGAGTTTGGCCGTGACTTTGGACGGCGGGCGATCCAGCTTCAACCGGGGGAAGCCCTGATATATGTTGTCGACTCGTGGGATTCTATGAACTCGGAGGAGGCGATCAAGCGGTTCGAAAAAGAGGCACTTGAAGAAAGCAAGCCCAAGAAAAAAACCTCCTCTGATGATGAAGATGGGGACGACAAGAAAAAGGGCAGCTACAACCTCGAGAAGGCTGCGTATGCCAGCAAGGTGTTTTTCAACAATGCCTGCGATTTGATGACCGGCAAAGACATCACGCTGATGATCATCTCCCAGACCCGGACCAAGATCGGGATCACCTTTGGTGACAAGCATTACCGGTCAGGCGGAGACGCCCTGAATTTCTACACTCACCAAGTCCCGTGGCTGGCGCAGGTCGAAGAGTTGAAGCGGACCTTCAGGGGCGACACCCGCACCTATGGGGTCAGGATGAAGGCCAAGTTCAAACGCAATAAGGTCGGCAAGCCTTTCCGGGAAGCGGAGACGACCATCCTGTTTGATTACGGAGTCGATGACATCTTGTCGATGATCAATTGGTACTGGGGGCCAAAGGTTCAGAAGATCGATTTTGACGGCGCTACGTTTGCCCGGGAAGATTTGGTCGCCTATATCGAGGAGAATGATCTGCGGGATGTTTTGATCGACATGTGTGAAAAGGAGTGGGCGGAGATCGAGGCGGAAATCGTTCCCAAACGCAAAAACAGATTCGAGTAGGCAGATGAAACTGATCATTGATTGTTGCGGGATCGGATACAAGATCGCTTATGGGATGCCGGCATTGTCTTTTAACGGCAGCAATACCCATATCATTTTTGGATTTCTCCGTCAGATCCTTGTGTTGGCGGAGAAGTTCAATTCCAACCAATTCATTTTTTGTTGGGATTCACGGCAGTCATATCGCAAGATGTTTTACCCGGGTTACAAAAACCGGCCGGGGGATCCCAGCAAGGCGGATCTGATTGCGGATGCGCATCGTCAATTCAATATCTTGCGTGACGATATCCTCCCGACGATGGGCTTTCGCAATGTCTTTATGAATACTGGCTACGAGGCGGACGATCTGATTGCGTGGATCTGCATGCGGCAGCCTGACGATTACTTGATCGTGTCGGGCGACGAGGACATGCTTCAGCTTTTGGAAGATGGCCGTGGCAGGTATGAAGTCAAGATTTACGATTTCAAAAAAGAGAGGATCATCACCAAGGCGGATTTTGTCGGCAAGTATGGCTTTGAACCGATGAAATGGGCAGATGTCAAAGGGTTGGCAGGTTGCAGTTCAGATACGGTGCCCGGGATCGCAGGTGTCGGCGAAGAAACGGCAGTCAAGTATATCAATGATTGTCTCAAAGATGGGAAGATCAAAGAGAAGATCGATTCGCCCGAGGGTAAGAATGCGTATCAAATGAGCTTCCACCTTGTTGCCCTCCCATATCCCGGAGACCGGCCGATCAATGTCCCGGAGATTGCCGAAGACAAGTTGTATTCGCTCGATTTCATGGATGCGTTTCGGCAGTATGGTTGCGGATCCTTTGCGACGGGCAGTACATTTCAACAATGGAAAGATGCTTTCAAGCTGGTTGCGGGCCGGGTCTGATATAATACGATCAAGAAAAGAGGGAGACCGATGGGTAAGGACAAGGGCGGATCATTTGAGCGAGAGGAGTCAAGATTCATTTCCCTTTGGTGGACGGATCGGGAAAGGGACGATGTGTTTTGGCGCAATCGGACTCGCATCACAAGCAAGGCGGTCAATGCTGAACGACAGCTGGGCGATCTGACCGCCACTCACACCATCGGTCTCCCTCTGGTAGAGGTTTTCAATGTCGAGTTCAAGCGGGGATACTCCAAGAAAAAGACAGACGCGACCAAGAAAAAGATCGCAGAGGGCAAAGCTGTCAAGCCTCAAACCGTCAGGAATACCCCGTGGGACCTGCTCGAAATTATCGATAGCAAGGTGATTGATGACAATCTCGTGATCCTCAATTTCTGGCAGCAGTGCTTGTCTGATGCAATCAAGAGCGGCAGGATCCCCGTTCTGATTTTCAAGCGGGATTTCCATGATGCGGTGGTGGCGATTGATGTGACCAATTTTGGTCGCTTCATTGATTTGCTCGGATATCCCCCTTCGCGGTCATTGTCTTTTACCGACCGGGAGAATGCATTCCGGTTGTCTTTTTATCGGCATCAGGATTTTTTTGATTGGTTGACGCCCACCGCCGTTAGGTTGTTTCACTCGAAGGAGATCGCTCATGTTTGATTACCTGCGAGCAGTTTTGTTCCAATCGCATCGAGACACCCGGATTGATTTCCATGAAGGGGTCAATGTCATATTTGGATTGAGTCAGGCCGGAAAGAGTTCTTTGACGAGGGCAATCCGGCTTGTACTGGAAAATCGTCCGGTGGGCGCGAGATTCTACTCGAGATTCGCCCCAGACAAGGGCAAGACGCTCGTTGAATTGGGGATCCATGGGTCAGGCCCAGTCTCCGTTGAAAAATCAATCCGGCGTAAATCTGACGGGGAAAAGAAGGTAGAGGAAACCGCATACGGGTTGGATCTGCCGAGAGACCCCGCGGGCGATGTGATCCGGGATGCTGACGATAAGCCGGTATCAGGCATTGAATTTACCGGGGTCTCCAAAGAGGTGCCCGATCAGATCCTTGAGATCCTCAATATGAGCGACCTCAATATGCAGAAGCAGTTGGATCCTCATTTTCTTATCACATCGAGTGCGGGTGAGATTGCCCGGACGATCAATCGCATTACCCGCCTTGAAGATGTCGACGGCTGGGTTTCCGATACGACCAAGAGGATCAATGAAACCAAAAGCAATGTCAAGATGCTTGAAGGTGAGGCCAAAGGGATCGAGACCGAATTGGCAAGATATGTCGGCTTCGAGGATCTGGCTGAAGATGTCAAGACCTTGCAAGATACAGACAAGAAGTTGAAGATCGCCCAGAGGGCACATTTTCGACTGGATGGATTGCTGGTCAAGATCGAGGATGCGGATCGAAGTTTAGAGAAAATCCGGCCCGCGTTGGCGATCCAGGAAGATATCAGTCGAGTCATTGCTCTGGAAGGGCAAATAACATCGCTTAAACGGCGCATCACTCTCATTGAAAGGCTGCAGGCGATAGATGAGCAGGTCAAGGCCTTAAAATCGATTGTAGGCGATTTAAAAGAGGCAAATGATATTTTGACCAAAGAGCAGCGGGCCGCAAGATTATCTCGGGGCCTTGACCGGATCAAATCTCTGGATGATGTGGTCCGGAATCTGACGGCGCTTAATGGCGATCTGGACTTTCTGAAAAAGATGGCTTCGATTGCGGCGAGGATGGTCAAACTTGACGGGATGTTGGAGCGGATCGAAGTGCTGGATGAAGAAATGATCCAGTTAGGCCACGAGCGGGATGTCTTGAAGCAACAAAAACTCGCCAAGCTCAAGGAAGATCATGAGTGCCCCTTTTGCCTGTCTGAAATCGATGATAAGGCGATCAGGAGAATGGAGAAAGAATTGTGAAACTGGCCGAATTGAGCGATGGGCATCTGTTGTGGGATAAACCGGTTGCCCGTCTTGACGATGTCAGGGAGACCCAGTTCATCAAATTTGCTTTTGTATTGGCATATTGCGCTGAAAGGGGGATCTCATTGCTGCAGGCGGGCGATCTCTTTAATCGTCCTCGCAGTTGGTATCTGCTTCCCGAGGTGATGGATCTGCTCAATCGCTACAAGGTGATGATCTACTGCGTTTTCGGCCAGCACGATACCTATATGTATTCCGAGAAAACCCGGTCGGCAACGTCACTGGGGATCCTTGAAAAAGCGGGCATGGTCAAGATTTTGTCCCGGGATCCGATCCATCTGAAAGGTGATCAGGCAGGGGCGCAGAGCGATGTTTTCCTTTATGGGGCAAGCTACGGGCAGATGTTGCCTGTCCCAGAGGAAGGCCGTGCCGGGATCAATATCGGCGTGCTCCATGCGCCCATTGCTGCGCAGGCGCTTTACCCGGGGCAAAATTACATGGATGCGACGGCTTTCATTAAGGAGCATGTTGGTTATGACATGATCCTCTGCGGCGATATCCATCAAAAATTCATGAAGGTCTGGAAGGGCAGGTGGATTGTCAATTCGGGGCCGATGATCCGTAAGGAAGCGACGGCTTACAATTTTCAGCACCACCCCGGATTCTTTGTCTATGATACCTTGTCAGGGGATCCGCCCGAATGGGTTGAAATTCCGCATGCGCCGGCAGAGCAGGTCTTGAGTCGTACCCATATCGAGTACGAGGAGGAAGCAACCACGATGCTCGATGAATTTGTCGGGTCAATCGTTGAGACCGATCTATCGGCGGAAGCAAATTTCATCGACAATTTGTGGCTGCTCGTTCATCAAAATAATGTTCCACAATCTGTCGTTGATTTACTGTCCGACATCACGGGAGGGAAAAAGTAATGGCTGATTTAACATCACAGCAGATCACGGAAAAGATGGACCGCATCAAGTCCGATATCGCCAGAAAAGAGGGCGAGAGGGGAACGGTCTGGGCCGATCTGGCCAAGGAATTTACGGTCAAAACGCTCGACGAGGCATATGCGGCCTTGGACAAGCTGCATAACGAAATTGATCTCCTGCAAGAAAAAAAGCAGGAGCTGATGGCATCCGTCCAGAAGCGGCTGGCCCAGTTCGGGTATTGAGTGTATGATTATTTACAAGATACAGAATAAAATCAACAACAAGATTTATATCGGTCAGACTAAGGGCAATCTGACAAGAAGAATTTATGCCCATTGTCGTTCTGGGTTTCTTTTGCATAAAGCGATAGAGAAATATGGGATTCAATCCTTTGATGTTTCTGTGATCGATTATGCAGAGGATAAAGAGATTTTAAACGACAAAGAATTATTTTGGATTTGTTTTTACGATTGCATGCAGCCAAAAGGATACAATATCGTCGAAGGAGGCGGAGGTACAAGCGGATATCGATGGTCAGAAGAAACTTTGCAAAAACATAGACAATCTGCCATTGGTAGAAAGCAATCGGAAGAAACAAAAGCCAAAAGAAGAAAATCACTTACAGGAAGAAAAAGACCAGAAGAGATTAAACAAAAATTAAAGGGAAGAAAATTATCAGAAGATCACAAAGCAAAGGTAAGCAATTCTCTTTTAGGACATGCAATATCCAATGAAACCAAAGAGAAAATAAGCAAGGCTCTTATCGGCAGACATCATTCTGAGGAGTCCAAAGAGAAAATGAGAAAACCAAAATCAGAGCAAGGGAGAAAAAATATTGCGGAAGCTCGCAATAATCCTCTTGAAAAAGAGAAACGAAAGATTAGGAGAGAAAACAATGCCCGCCGATGATCAAATCCAAGCCCTCGTCGATTCATATCAGAAACTTTCCAATCGGGTTGAGTTTCTGCAAGATGATATGGATCTCAAAGAGGAGTCCATCAATGCCGGGCTGGCGCTTATCGATGATCTCACCAAGGCAAAATGGCTTTTGACCGAGGCCCAGAAGGTGACCCAGCAAAAGTTCAAGTTGAGGGTCGAGGCATTGGTGACCATGGCGATCAAAGCGGTCTTTGACAGACCCTTCGCATTCGAGCTTGTCTTCGAGCGCAAGCGGGACAAGATGGAGTGCAGGCCCGTGATCTACGAAATGGTCGATGGGGAGAAGTGCGAGTATGACGACCCCGAATACGATGTCGGCGGTGGGATCCTCGATGTGATTTCCCTTGCCTTCAAGATCGTCCTTTGGAGTATGGAGCGGCCTCGCAGTCGTAACGTGATGATCCTCGACGAGCCCGGGAAAAATCTGGGGGATCTGGTGCCGTTGTTCGGCAATATCTTGCGGCAGATTTCCCACGAACTCAAGATTCAATTCATCATCATTACCCATGATCCGGCGTTGATCGAGATTGCGGATCGATCTTACCACGTCGAACATGATGGTTATGAATCGCATGTAACACTCATACAAAAGACGGCGGATGATATAATGAAAGAAAAAGCAGTGGTGGTTTTACCTGATACCACCCCCAGAAGGAGGAGAAGATGAAAAAGCAAACCCGCCGTCAACAGACAAAAATCTGGCATTGCAAGCCGCTGTTGCTCGATTTCGACGGGGTCGTCCATGGGTATCCCGAAGGTCACCCGTTTGGATTTGATCTGAAGGATCCGATGGTTCCCGGGGCTGCCCAGTTTATCACGGAGGCGCATGATTTTTTCGATGTGTCGATCTATTCGGCACGGTCGATTGATACGATCTCCCGGGAATTGATGAAGGCGTATCTTCGCCGTAACGGGGTTGATCCGGATCGGTTGGGCTGGCCTATCTACAAGCCTGCGGCATGGTTGACCATCGATGATCGTTGTCTCCGTTTCGATGGCAGGTTTCCGAAGGCGGCCGATCTGCTCCAGTTCAAGGCATGGTGCGAATAGGAGGTTGTCATGGATGCGATCGTCAAAGAGGCAATCGAGGCGGTTTCCAGTATCAACGACAAGATTCTCGATCAGACCGAAGAAGATTCAGATATGACTTGTTTCTTTCTGGAGGCGATTACGACGGGCGACCGGATCATCGTCAAGTTTTGTGGTATCCCGATTTGGGACAACGACAACGATGAGCGGGATTCGGTTTGGGAAAATGGATCCAATGAAATCTACGAGCCGCTTGAGCCTTTCATGATCCGGGAGATCAATAGGATCCTGACCCTGCTCAAAAAGATTGCCCTATGAATGGAAGCATTATCGTCGCCGGATCGCGTGAGTTTACCGATTACCCGTTTTTAGAAACGGAATTGGATAAGATACTCATTGAAAGGCCGATCGAGATTGTTTCGGGCGGTGCTCGCGGGGTTGATCGGATGGGCGAGCGATATGCAAAGGCCAAGGGATACCGGGTCAAATTGTTCCCTGCGGATTGGGATCATTTCGGCAAGTCGGCAGGTTATCGTCGCAATAAACAAATGGCTGAGTACGCAGACGGGTTGGTAGCCTTTTGGGATTACGAGTCCAAGGGGACCAAGCACATGATCAATCTCGCCGAGTTTTACAAACTGCCGATACATGTCGTTGATATCAGGGAGAGGCTATATGTTCAAGGTCGAAGCATTCAAAGACGGTAAAAAGCTCAATGTTGAGAGGCTGGATGTCAACAAAGACGGGCATATCTACGCGCTCTGGCACCGCCCTGATAACTCATTGACATGGGATTTTACCAAGGATCTGACGGTTAAAATCGCAAAGGACATTTCCGTCCCCGCAAAAGAAAAGGGGAAGAAAAAGAAATGATCATTTATTTTGCGGGGCTCTCTGGAATCGACAATCGTGAAAGATTGAAGATGTGGATTCGGGGGGGGGGTAAAGAATAAATTGATCAGTTATTATGAACTTATGACTGGGGATGGAGTCCGGGAATTTGACTATTTGATAGAAAATAACCAAGAGGCAAAGAAATGATTAAAGAGCTGTTTTGCGATACGGAGACCACGGGCACCGATCTTATGAAGCACGGGCTTTTTATGATCGGCGGGATCATTCGGATCAATGGGGTTGTCAAGCAGGAGTTTTCGCTCAAGTGCGATGTATTCGAGGAAGACGAGTTTGCGCCCGATGCGATTGCAAAACATGGGTTTACCTCTGAGCAGATCCGTAGATTCCCAGATCCTTACGAGACATATCTGGAGTTTGTCAGGATCCTCGGCGGCCATGTCGACAAGTTCAATAAGCAAGACAAATTCTTTTTCATCAATTTCGGCGCAGAGTTTGATGCCAAGTTTCTGCGGAGATGGTGTGAATCCAATGGGGATCAATATTTCGGATCCTGGTTTTGGCACCCGTGGATTGACATCATGAGCCTTGCCGCCCAGGATCTTAAGAAGGTCCGCCATACGATGCCGAACTTTCAATTGCAGACAATCTGCGAGAAATACGGGGTCAAGGTCGATCCGACCGAGCAACACCGCGATCCTCTTTATGACGCGAGGATTGCGATGAGGGTGTACGATCAGATCATCGCAAAACAGCAGATCCCTGCGCTGCCGCCCGGTCCGGTAAATCCCGTTGAGATGCCGGATGGCACATACCAATACAGATTGGATAAGGGATTCAAGACGGATCCCCGACGATGAAAAAGATATACGGACACGATGGATCCGGGATGGGTTTGTTTGTAATCCCGATACAAGAGGAAAACATGATGAAGCATCATGAAAAATTAGCGGCGGCAACAATTCCCGTCAGAATTGAAATGTTAAAACTGATCGAATGGCATGCGATGTATTGCAGCCATCAACGGATACCTTGTTGTCCGAGTTGCCTATCGCTCGTCCCGGGGAAGCATAAGGAAAATTGCGAGTTGCATGAAGCAATCGTGAGGGGACAAAAGATTCAAGACGAAATACCAAACGATGACCCCTCGGATGCAGATTGCCCTCCAAATGAAAGTGATTGGAAATCGACCGGGCCGGCATTACAACCAGAATCACACATAAGATAACCAGAAGATCACGGAGACCATATGAATAAGCGGATCGCCGATTTAGTCTCCGAGGGGAAAACCGACAGGCAAATTGCCAAGCGGTTAGGCCTTAATACAAGTGAAGTTTACAAAATCAGGACCCAGGTATTAGGGGTTGCCAATCAAAAAAAAGAATGCAAAAACTGTGGTGAATTAAAAAACAGGGTTTGCTTTTCTCACAAACATGATGGCACCAAGTACGAGGATTGGTGTATCACCTGTCGCCATGATGAAGGCATCGACATCTACAAGAGAAATGAGCCGAAGGCAGAAGAGCAAGTGATTTTATTGTGTTATCTTTGCATCCGCTGCGGGGAATTGTTTGAGTCTCCGGTCTGGCAACCAAATAACCAGCACTACCATACCTGCCCACACTGCCGAAAAATAAACACGAGCATGGAACAAGTCTCTATCCGGTAAATGCTGATATAATGGGATCAAACGATGGAGTGAAAGGAGGATCCCATGGTAGGCGCAAATGCACTGACGGTCATCAATAACATGCGGATGGAAGGGTTTGACATGGGGGAATTTTTGTTGATCCTGATTGCTGCGACGATCGTGGGGGCGCTGGTGATCGGGTGGATGAATCACAATAAGGAGGATTGAGGTATGGGCACGCAAGGGGTTCTTTCGTTGGTGGATAAAAAAGGCGAAACGGTGATCAAGGTGGTTGTCGGTCGTGATGGCCAGTTGTTGGATGCGCTGATGGGCACGATCCAGAAGGACAAACTGACGACCGTCGAGCAGATCCATGTTGCCGCGATGAAGCAGGGGTTCGGATGCGGGCATGATCTGGTGATCATGAACAAGATGCAGGCGATTGTGATGGGCAGCGATGGCAAGGCAATGGGGCCGCTGTACAGATCGACCTTCCATGACCCCCGCTTCAATCCCCGTTGGGAACACGGCACGGCAGATCATGTGCTGGTGGCCAATTTGCCGGGGAACAAATGCGACGACGGATATCCGGGCGTTGTTGCGATCTTGGATCCGGATGGCAAGGTCAGGCTCAAGGTGTTTGCCAAATGCGGCGGTCAGAATTTCCTCAATCTGACCAAATTGATCGATGATCGCAAGCTGCGGGTTGCAGGCGATATCCAGCAGGTCTACAAGGCGGCCAGAGATGTTGAATTCGGATGTAAGGAATGTCTGGTTGTGATGAGCCAAGACCACAATTATTGGACAAGTTCAGCTTGTGGGCGAGATAATCACCCGGGCGAGCTTTACATCCATAAGTTCGATGAGCCGAATTACAATCCGTATGGAGCATCGCATTACCACGCTTATCTGCCGGTGCTTCCCAAACATAAACCGCTCAAAGATATGACCCTGCCGGAGCTGGAAGCGACGGAGTGGGATTACATCCGCAAGACTCTGGAAGATTGCCAGCGACGGTTTGAGATGATGACCGGCCGCATGTCCTGGATCGATCCGGCAATCGATATCTGCAAAGAGCGGGCAGGGGAGATAAGAAAATGGATTCATCTGGACGAAAAGGCGGCCAGCCGGAAAGTTCTTTTTGCAAAGGGCGGATATCCGCAGAAGGAGATCCGGATCCTGGGCGACTTCAAACCGCTGACGGTGGCAGAGTACAGACGACGGCTTTTCGCATCGTGGCCTGTATTTCCGGCATAAAAAAGAGAGGAGGTGAAAGAGATGGCAGCCCCATGTCCATTTTGCGCAAGTAAAAATATCTGGCAGTGCCCCGGAAGGAAAGGCACCACAAAGAGTGGCCCTTTTCTGTATTGTGGTGATTGTGATGCAGAAGGGCCTGTAGGGGTAGATGAAGTGGATGCAAAGAAAAAGTGGGACGAGAGAAAACAAATATAAGGTGATCGGGCGATGGATGAGTTTCTTTACAGATACGAGAGTCACAATACCTCCAATGGTTGCGACGAGTTTGACAACCCGTATCCGGGGCATACTGTCGAACTTTATTGCCGTAAATACCGCATCGTCAAAAAGACTCCCAAGGGGCACCGGATAGAGCTGGGGATCCCGATGGATATTGGTGGAGCGGGAATGCCGACAAAGTTCATACTGCAAAATGCAACCAAGCGATTTGCCTGCCCGACGAAAGCGGAAGCCCTCGACTCATTCATCGCCCGTAAAAAGCGGTACATAAGGATCCTCGGAGGACATATCTCCGATGCGGAAATTGCTATCAGGAAAGCAGAGGTCCGCAAGAAAACGGAAGAGAGTCTCAAATGAAAATCCTTATCCTCGATGATGACAACGTCCCATTTTTCACAATCGAGCCCGGCAACCCGGATCCGGTCATGATAGGATCCGGCGCGACTCCGACCAATTTCCTCTTGCACAAATTCAGGATGGCCGGCCTTGACATCAACAAGGAACAAGCACAATGGATTGCCAAGGAAGGGATCCCGGCAGAGGTTGTCATCATAGCTGCCACACCACTCAAATTAGACCTCGACAAATTCCGGAAGATGATTGATCAAATGATGGTAAAACCCGATCCCAAAAAACATGTCATACAATTCCAAGGCCGACATCAAGGCAAGACCTTCCTAAGAGAGACCCATAAGAAATTTCTTTCCATCCAGTCGAAACGATTGAATAAAAAATAATAATCTTTGCGATACCATCTTTTGCGGGTATAAGTCGTCCCTATGAAAGAAACGGACGACATCAAAAGGAACTACCATCGGTCCCGGGAATCTGAGGATCAAAAACTCTCCGATATGCAAGAGAGGTTTGTCCTTGAATACCTAAAAGACTTAAATGCTACCAAGGCTTATAAGAGGGCAGGCTATAAAGCCAGCGGGAAGAATGTATCTGCCATAGCGGGAGCCCTTAGAAACAAACCCTATATCGACAAAGCCATAGCAAAGGCAATGAAAGATAGGGAAAGCAGGACTCTGGTCACAGTCGACAAGGTTGTGCAGGAGCTGGCGAAGCTCGCATTTTCAAACCTCGCTGACTATTTTAGCCGCTGGGATGATACGGGCGCGTGGTTGAAGGCGTCGAACGAACTCACCTCTGAACAGACCGCCTGTCTCGAATCGATAGAGACAACAGACACCCCCTTCGGGATCAAGCTCAAAGTAAAGCTGTACAGCAAGCCCAACGCACTCCAGCTGCTCGGCGAACATCTCGGGATGTGGGGCAAGAAGGAACCCAACAAGGAAGACCCGGAAGAGTTTGCCAAGAAGTCGCAAGCCGCACTTAGAAAGATGAAGCAGTCAGTCGGAGGGCGTTAAATGCTGTCCGATCCTGATATGCCCACCTCTCGCTGGACTTACCTTCGACCTCACCCCGAACAAAACAGATTATGGAATTGCCCGAAACGATTTAACGTAAATCCGGCAGGCCGGCGATCAGGGAAAACGGAGCTTGCCAAGAGAAAGTTAGTGCTGCGAGCAATGGAGGGGACCACGTTCGAAGATCCCCGTTTCTTTGCTGCCGCACCTACCCGGGATCAGGCCAAACGGATTTATTGGGATGATTTGAAGCGATTGACGCCTTCATGGGCGATGGCAGGCACCCCCAGCGAGTCTGAACTGATTATCAATTACAAGATTGGATCCTCGCTGCATGTTCTGGGCATGGATAAGCCAGAGCGTATTGAAGGGACTCCGTGGGATGGCGGCATCCTCGATGAGTTCGGCAATATGAAGAAACAGGCATGGGGCGAGCACGTCCGCCCCGCTTTGTCTGACAGAACAGGCTGGTGCGATCTCATTGGAGTGCCTGAAGGCCGCAACCATTATTATGATCTCGCCAAGCAGGCAATGGCCGATACGACAGGCGAGTGGGATTACTTCCATTGGATCAGCGCCGACATATTGCCCGCATCGGAAATAGAGGCCGCCAAGCACGATCTGGATGAACTCACATACCAGCAGGAATATGAGGCGTCCTTTGTCAATTTTCAGGGCCGTACGTATTACGCCTACCTTGATTCAACCCACAATGCCAAGATCACTTATGACCCCCGCCAGCCATTGATCATTTGTCTGGACTTCAACGTCGCCCCGGGAGTCGCAGTTATTTGTCAGGAAAAACAGCTTTACGATATCGAGACGCGCGTTCCCTTGCTCAATGAGACCGTAACGGGAATCATCGGGCAAGTCTATATCCCGCGCAATTCAAATACACCGATGGTCTGCCGAAAGATAATTGCGGACTGGGGCGAGCACCAAGGGGAGCTTCATCTGTACGGAGATGCGACGGGCGGTGCTTCAAAGACGGTCGGGATCGCAGGCAATGACTGGGATCTGGTCAAGCAGGTGCTGAACGCCCATTTTGGTGCCCAGAGAGTCCATTATCACATCGGCAAGGCAAATCCGTCGGAGCGTGATCGAGTCAACGCGATGAACTCACGGCTCAGGACCATGGATGGCCGTATCCGCATGATGATCGACCCGGGCAAGGCTCCCATGGTTGTCAAGGATCTGGAAGGCGTGCAATGCGTTCAAGGTGGATCTGGTGAAATCGACAAAAAGAAGAATCCGGAGCTGTCGCATTTGACCGACGGGTTGGGCTATTACATCTGCAAACGCTTCCCGGTCAGAAAAACGGATGCCGGTATGGTCTCTGTGGAAGGGGCATAGGATATAATCAGAGAAAATGCCGGGAGGTGCTTTATGCCAGAGGTTGTTACCAAAGAAGTCGAGGGGAATTGGAATTACGGTGCAAAGCCGCAGGAAAAGGCGGTTCTTGCAATCCTTACCGAGAAGCGTCGTCAGGGGATCGCGTATGCCAAGATCGCAGCTTTTCTGAATGAGGCATGTTTGTTCGCATCCAAAGGTGAACCGTGGCATCGGCATAATTTGTGCCATGCTCATGATGCGGGGATCCTTGCAGGCCATGCGCCGCAGGTGTATCCGAAATTGGTGGTGCCCAAAAAGCTGCCCGAAGAACCCTTGCCGACATTCGGGCTTTTCCACAAGATCAAGCCGCCTGTCCAAGAAGAAGTTCCTGAGAAGATCGACGAACCCGAACCGCCGCAGCAACAGAAGATTGCTCCCAAGGTTGCTTTCGAGGGCAGGTGGCGCAAGGTGCCGAAGACCGGTTATGGCATCAATACGGAAGAGCGGATGATTGCCGACCGGATCCAGAGCTTCAGGGATGCGGGCTTGTCGTACGCGGGGATCGCCAAGCGGTTGAACAAAGAAGGGTTCAAGACAAGGACAGGCAAGCCGTGGCAGACCATCACCGCGCAGATCGCTCATTACTCGTTGATCGCCAAAGAATCCGATCGGAAGCTCGTCTGCGAGAATGGAGTTGATGTCTGGTATTTCCTCGACAAGACGACAAAGGTCTGGGGATCCTCGAGGAGGCGGCCCAGGATCCCGATGCCTGTTCCCACTTTCATGGAAGCGGCCAAGACCAAGTGGTTGGCGCAGGTGATGGAGGCATGTCGGGATTACGTCTTAGAAACGAACTCGGACGAGGTCTATAAGATTTTGGCGGTGGAAGTCACAGCGCAGACCAAGGCCGGGGAGACCAAGGTTTTCCATTTGGGATCTGACAAGCGCAAGAGGCAATGAGGGGAGGTCAAGATGAAAAGGAAGATTCTGGTTTGCGTGTTCCAGATCAATCTGTGGTTGGTAGATCGCTTCATCGCTTTCAACAAATGGCTGCTGACCAAGATGTAGGATAAGCAAATGAACGAGACCATCTACCGGATCCAGGATCGGGAAGGGCGGGGACCATGGCGGCCCGGGTTTTCGCATCGATGGGTTGAGGATCGCCCAGATCACGACAACCTTCCTCCCGGACTCCAGGAACTGGGCCCGGTCCATCGAAAGGTCCTTTATGGATGCACCTGCGGATTCGGCTGTATGACGATCGACCAGCTGCGGCGATGGTTTACCCCTTCAGAGTACCAAACGCTTGTCAGGCTCGGTTTTTATGCGGTTAAAATGGAAGTTGGGAGGGTCATCGCAAGCTCGGATGTCCAATGCTTCTTTGAGCGCGTAACGCCGCTATGGCAAGACTTTGAGAAAGTAGAGTTGTATCCGGAGGTGAAGCATGTCTGGGAATACTAATTTTTGTCCAAATGTTAAATGCCCTCATTGTGGAAAAGTGGGCATTGTGAATATTTCGGGGTTTGCTCGCGGTGGATTGAGCACCAGAAGTAAGGTATGTCGGTTTTGTGGCAAAGCGTTTACAGCCGAGATTTTCGTAAGGGCAACAAAGGAAGAGGATATAGAGTCAAGGTTGGCAAGTGTCACTTTGGGGATTCAGCTTGAAAAAAGATGGATCCAGGAGAAAACTGAGGAGCGTGCAAAAACTCTTTCTATTTTGACATTATTTCGCAGGGAAAGAGATCGGGTTATTGAGGTTCTTTCTACAATGCAGGTTGGAGGGCATGCTTGATGAAAACCTCTTATTTCGCCAAGGCAGGCCGATTGCCAAACGGGGTGGCGATCACCGCATATTGTCCGTCGTGGTTCCCCGGCCGTCATTATCCTCCCCTTGCTCCGCCGTGGCCTCTGGTATCTGCTTTCAAACGGGGAGCAGTCAATGAAGAACGATATCGCCGCGAATACATCCTTACAGTCTTGAGCAAGCTGGATCCCGAGAAGGTCTTCGCCGATCTGGGTGAAGATGCGATCTTGCTTTGTTACGAGAAGGCAGGCGAGCACTGCCATAGGCGGATCGTCGCCGAGTGGTTGGCGGATGCGCTGGGGATCGATATTGACGAGGTGGAGTGATGGGCGAGCGATGCTTCTTTCACCAGGATAGGGATGCGGTGCAATGGCGGGAGGGCGTTTATTTTGGCGAGCCTGTGAGGGTTTGTTTGTGTCAGGAATGTGTTACAGCGATTGTAAAGGAAGGGCTCGACCACAACTTTTACTCGCTGCATCCGCTGGAGATCGTTTTTATGCAGAGGTTTGATGTAGAGGAGTTTGGATTTTAAACCACCGGGGCCGATTGAAAGGAGATTTATCATGGGTGGACCAGGATCAGGAAGAAAAAAGGGAAGTGGGGAACTTCGAGAGGCTAAAGCGCCAAAGAAAGTTTCTGTTAAAAACCCGAGAAAGAAACAAAGGCGATTGACAGACCTCACGAGAAGGGGCGGCGGAAGATGGTAAAAAAGAACTGATGAAAACTTGCCTATGGTGTAGAGGGCGCGGAGAGATCATACTCAAAAGTTACGGGTGGAAACAATGCATGAATTGCAGGGGATCAGGAAGGGGATCCGATGGTGGTTTGCGATCATCCGGCAGAACAAAGCAATGGCTGCGGGGCAATCGGCATCGCTGTGGCAAGCCGGCATGATATAATGAAAACAAAACGAAGGAGGATCAGGTCATGAAGGGAAAAGGTGATCGGGTTGTTTCGATGGTGAGAATGGCGCAGGAGTTGATGGCGGTTTTGATGGCAAACGAAACAGATGTCAATCTCGTCGACAGGGGCGACCGAGAAGCGATGAAGCGGTTCAGGGCGGCGGTCGTCAAGGTGATCTTGCCGCTGGTCATGTCCATGCTGACCCTGCTCAAGCAGGCGATGAAGATCCCGGCCGCCCGCCTGAACAAGCATTTGGCGGAAGTGCATTATTACAACGTGGCTCCGGTCATTGCCGGCAAGCAGCCTGATTTGCGCATGCAGATCAAAATCCTTGCCCTGAAGGGGTTTCTTTCCTTCGATCAAATCGTGGAGTTGAAGGGACCGAAGGCGGCGGCACGTTATGCGCTGATGAATCCGTCTATGGCGTGCATCAGCGCAGCAGGGGGGTTGGATAAGTATAGAGTGGGCATCCATATCCCTGCGGCCGATACGGTTCAGAACGCCCGAGTTGCGGAAGATATCTTTGTGTCAGTCGGCGATGTTTACAGTGAGGAGCAATTCAGGATTTACATGGCGCTGATGAAGAAGGCCGGCCAGAACTTCTCGTCGATCCCCACCGATCACCGGGATTCCCGCAACACCCCCGAACCCGACATGGATCTGAAACAGGATGATTTGACCAAGATCATCACGATCTGAAAGCGGCAGGCATGGTATAATCAAGGTAAGCAGACAATCTAACGAAAGGAGGAATCGCAAAGCATGGAAGATAAAATCCAACAGATGATCGACATTCTGACGACGGCCAAGCCCGATGCGGCCAAAGCGGACAAGGGCAATGCGCAGGCAGGCAAACGGCTGCGGGCGAGCATTGCATCGCTCTTGCCCATGATCAAGGCAGTCAAAGCCCAGTCGCTGGGCAAGTAAGCGGAAAACAAGGGTATGTTGTATGAGGGAGGGGCAGGGCAATCGTGCCCTGCTCTTTTCCTATCTCAAGACAAAGGAGAAAGACGATGGAAGAGAACACCCACGACGGCGAGATTGACGAGATGGAGATCATGGATATCCGTTTCGAGAATGCGGACGATCTGACGGTCCAGATGATGAATCAGGTCAGGGAAGAGCACTTCAAGGCGCTCAGGCCGGCAGTGATCAAGGTGCTTTTCGATCTGAAGAAGCGCGTCACCAATCAGAAGCTGACCCTCGGGCGGATCATGAAGGCAAACGACTTGATCCGCAATCTGACCGAACGCTTCTCCCCGCGGGGATGCGACTATGTCTTGTTTCTCGACAAGATGGCATGGGGGCTGGCCAGCGAGGAAGACAAGATCAGGCTGATGCGGCACGAGCTGCGGCACGGCTACTACAACCCCTTCGCCAAGAATGTCTGGCAGCTCTTGCCGCATGACATCGAGGATTTCGAGGCCGAGATTGTGCTCAATCGGGCTGAACCGGGCTGGGCAAAGCGGCTGGCCCAGATCACGCAGGCGGCTTACGAGCAACAGGCAGATCAGGCGGAGCAGGCGAAGCAGCAGCCGGCGAAGGCGGTCGTGGCCGGCCATATCGTTCCGATCCCGAGGCGACGGGCGGCCAATGGGTAAGTTGTTGCTTTGATCTGGGCGATGTGGTATGTTGAAAGAAAAACAGGAGGTCACCATGCCGCATTCACAACAGATTTACGACCAGATCACCGCAAAGATCAATCATTTTATGGCCCACCAACCGACCGCTTTTGCCAAACGCAACCGGGCGGCTTACTGGCTGATTGACTCCATTGCTACGACTTTATCGCATGACGATTTGGCGATTGACGAGCACGGGTCGATCCTTGATCCTCAAACAGGCGAGGTTTTGCTGATATCTGATACAATAAAATAAAAACGAGGATCCACCCGATGCCACCCCATAAATATGCCGCCCAGTGGACGGACCAAATTCTTCTGCGCTGTCCCTATCACATCTGTCTTTGCCGATCCAAGGAACAGTTTTACTACGAGTTGAAACGCCTCAAGTTTAGGCCTCAAATATGGCAAGACTGGGAATATGGGGCCTCAGCTGCCGTCCATTTCTACAAAAAGAGGAACGGCAATCTTTACGCCTTTGTCTGCATCAAGGATAAGGGCAAGGAGGTTGATCCGAACGACATCGTCGGGGCCTTGACTCACGAGGCGGTCCATATCTGGCAACATATACTCGTTTTTTTCGGCGAGGATGCGCCAGGACAAGAGATTGAGTCTTACTGCATCGAGTCATTGACTAAGAAGCTGCTTCGCGCCTACAGCGAGTTAGCAGCGAAAGAAAAGGGGAAGTAAATGAAACAGAAGATCATGTCAAAATGGATCAGGCAGAGTGGCCGTTGGACAGATCCTCCGGGAGAATATCGCAATGTGGTCGAGAAGGAATTTACCCGCGAGTTGGAGATGGAAATCGTTCAGTATCCAGCGGATTCAATCCGACCTGCACGGATGGTTCTTGTTTTTCATGGAGGGCCGACTGGCAACGAATCTTATTACATCGATTCTCTTTTGCTTTGCAGAAATGATTCAGAGGATTTTTGTATCTGCGCCGGGACGATCAATTCGTGGCCGAAGTGCTCTGTGAATGCCAAAGAGGTCTTCGATTTTCTGGGTCGGAATGGGTATAAGTGATGGCCGAGCCGTTTTTGCTTTACCATTGGTCTCCCGTATCAAGGCGACAAAGCATCCTCAAGCATGGGTTGTGCCCCGGGAAAATCTCAAGATGCGGCTTATGGAGACCGCCGTATGTTTGCTTTACCAAGTCACCGAGCCTTTCATGGGGATCATCGGCAGACATGACCAATGCCGAGAAAGTGGAAGAGTACGACCTGTGGATGGTCTGGTCTAATAGGCTTGAGGGGTACGAACTCTTGCCTCAATACAAGGGCGGGATGCGTGAGTATAGGGTTTACCATCGGATCAGGAAGAAGGATATCTGGTTTGTCGGGACTCGATCACATATTCCCAGAAAGCGGAGGGCAAAGCCATGATGAAGAAAAAGAATCTTGTCACCCTATCGGATCGGACGGGCCTGTACGATATCATGAAGTGTGATCAATGCGGTTACGAGGTCAAGTGCTACGGGTTGAGCCGCCCGGGGTCTTGCCCTCGCTGTCATGCAGGCGAGCCCGAACCGATCTGGGGCGGCTGGACAAGGCGGGGCGTCTTTAAAAAAGGTGAGCATGTTTGTCCTCATTGCGGGGAGCAGGCGATCGAGGTACCGAAGGAGGGCCATCCCAGTTCAAGGTACTGGGTCATGGCCCACTACGACGATGAGGTTTTGTATTGCTGCCCGAATGATTGTCTTGAAACGGGAGGGATCCAGATCATCAAAACGGCATTGCCGAATTACAAAAGGAGGAATTGAGAGATGACGCCGATTACATTCAAGGGGTACAATGTCACGTTTGCCAAGAATCAGAAACCCTACATCCCGCTGCCTGCAAAGCGATTCCCCGGACCCGAGGGATTGGTGACCTCGTGCTGGAAGCTGACGTGGAAAGAGCGGATCACGATCCTTTTTCACGGGGTGATCTGGCTGTCTTGCCTGACCTTCAATCATCCGCTGCAGCCGGTCAAGCTGGCTGTCGACAGAGACAAGGAGTAAGCGATGGCCGAGAAAAAGCTACGGGGTAACACGATCAAGTATCTGCCGCTTTTCCGTGGATATCAAGAGCAATACGGGGAGAGGGTTGTCGAGGAGGTCTTGAAGAAAGGCAAAAGCAATGCCTTCCGCCTCAAGCTGCCGATTAACATGAAAGATCGCATGCAGATCCTGCACGAGCTTGAAAAAGGCAACCCGGGATAAGATAGATTCAATGGAGGTGGCTATGAAAAAGCGCAGGTTGGTCAGATATGCAGATCGTCAGCACCCGTTACAACGGGATTCTTATGTTTCGGGATTCGCCTACGGGTATTTGCACGGGTTCTTCCAGAATGCAGAAGCCGCCCGGGTTGGTGAACTGGCGGTTGTAAATGCGATGCCGGTTGCCCTGATTGAGAAGATGACTGGGCAGGTGATCGAGATCCTGGCAACCGATGTCGAGTTTCTTTCGGAGACAGAGCAGATCGAGGTGGTCGCAAACCACTTTCTCGATGAGATGGAAAGGAAACAGCCATGAACTTCGGATTGATCGGGAACGGGATCATTGCCGCCCGTCATAAAGAGGCAATCAAGTCGGTGGGCGGAAAAATTGCCTGGATCGCCGATCCTTATCAGGACAGCGGTGATTTGAATGTTCTGTTTATCAAGAGCGATGTCATCCCGTTATGGGCATGGGATAACGTCGAGTATGTAGTTGTCTGCTCGCCGACCTACCTTCATCGGGATCACGTCAAGATGGCATTGGATCATGGCAAGTATGTGATTTGCGAGAAGCCGCTTTGCTTGCCATGGGAGCCGATGATCGATGACGACAGAATCAATATCGTTCTTCAGCTTCGATGGATCAAGGACCTGCCGGCGAAGGCGAATTTGGTCAGGGCGGTCATGGTCCGCAACGGAGAGTTTTTTAAGACATGGAAGGGGGACCCCCGCAAGGCTGGCGGCAATCTCTACGAGTTCTTCATCCACTATGTCGATCTGGCAATCCAACTGGGGGCAGATTTTGAAGGGATCGTCTTGCCGAAGGGGACCCAGGAACGGAAGATTTGTTATCGGCAATTGGAACCGGCCCAGACATTAAGGATGAGTCTTGTAGAGTTGAAGATGAAAGATCCTTCATCGACAGAAAGGGATTGGATCAGGGCAGGCCTGACGCCAAGTTCGGACCATTTGATGTGGTCGGCCAATATCCCGGAATATACCAAATCGGTCGAACTCGATATCATGAAGGTCGATATGCAGGGCTGTTACAATCGGATGTATGCCGATATCTTGAAGGGCAAAGGGGTCAGGCCGAAAGACTTGTTCTACCTGACATGGGTTCTCAATCGCTACAGCGACGTATACGGGTATCGGGGCGGCATGAATCAGCTCATTTCAATTGGAAGGGACATCCAGTAATGGCCGAGCCTACCAAAATAGAAGATGTCAAGATGAATAAGAGGGTTAACAAAATCATCCTCGAGGATCCTGCCGTCGCAAAACAATTCATAATCGCAAGATATCAGGTCTCACGGCTGCTCGATATGCTCAATGTCAGGCTGCGTAAAGACCATCAATATTGCGAGGCGTATACCCTCACCGTTTTTGACAGGTTAATCTCACAGACTAATTTCAATAAGCAATGATATAATCAGTGAAATGGAGCGGCAATGGCGATTCGAGCAGACATTCTGGGAAAGAAAGCGACGATCATCAAACCGGGGCATCCCTATTGTGGATGCGTGGTTTTTGTTTCCTGCTATTGTGGGGAAAATGAGGTTTGGGTCCGCTTGCCTGACCAATCGGTCGAGCAGCTTTTCAGACATGATCTGAAGATCGATTAGCACGCGTGGGTTTCGGTTGGGTGCCCCAGAGACGGGTTCCTGTTGACAGCACCGTAGATTCTCGAAAGAGAAGAGGCTTATTGGCGACAATAGGCAAACCGATGACAGCCGGCAAAGACCGGCGTACCTTTTATATGGAGTGGTGATGAGTATTAAACAGATCACATGGTGGCTGCGCAGACAAGGATGGTTTGAAATCTATCCGGGTGAATTTGTCAAGGGAGGTTTGAGTCGATGCGTTTGCAGGTTCAGGATTATGGGCACATTTTTGTATTATGATGTCCGGATCGATGGGAGATGGATCCTTCATTCAGACGGCAAGTTGTCGTCTCTTTGGGTCGATCAAAAGGGGATACTTCACGAATTGCAGGCAGGCTTGTTTTCATAAAGGAGGATGTCATGGAGTGGATTCCGCTGGGGATTATATGTTTGTTGTTTGTGGTGGGGATGTGGGCGATCTATCATCACCATGTTCAAGACGATAAAAAGCCAAAGACTTATTCTGCCGGCGAGATCATCCATCTCGGACCCCCGACGACCTGCGATTTGTCGATCCTGGTTGATCGCAAGCAATACAAATTTCAAGCGGAGTTGAATCCCCGTTTGCGATACATGAGGACATTTTGGGACTGGGGCAAGCAGGGTCATCCGATCAATGTCAGGGTAATGCAATGGGGCGTCTGCAATCCAGACGGTTCCCCGGCCGATGAACCGATATTCATCCCCGCAAGGGCAAAGGAGGTTAGTCATGGAAAAGACGATTCGCTACACCGACAGGAAGATGCCATTCGGAAAGCACAAGGATGAGCTGATTTGCGACATCCCGCATGACTATCTGGAGTGGTTGATGGATCAAGTCTGGTTCGAAGAGAAAAATCCGATCCTCTACGAGACGGTCAAGATCGAACTCAAATACAGGAAAGATTACGACATCAAGTTTTAGGAGGCAGGCCATGAAAGTTTCAAACGCCAAAATCTGTTTGGATTGCGATGAACTCTTTGTCGAAGATATCTGCCCGAGGTGCCTTAACTCGATTTCGGTGCCGCTCAAGAAGTGGTTTCCGGCGCTGATTGACTTTCCGGCGATCAGGGAGGCGGTCCTCGACGCCAAGAAAAAGCAGACCCCCAGCGATCCCCGTCACATCGTTCCCTTCATCGGCGTCGGCAAGGTCTTTGCGTCCATCGCCGCGGCTGGATCCTCTTTGGCTGCCGCGTGGGGCAATCTTTTCAGATCCATGAAGGAAGCGGACAAACAGTGCCAGATTCTGAATACACTCCATCCCCAGACCAAGCGATGATATAATGGATCTAAAAGGAGGTCTGTGATGAAGATTGCATTTCAGCGACAGAGCTTTTCCCAAACGAGTCAAAAAATCATCGTCCAGGCGGAGACGATCATCCGGGAGTACCTCAAAGATGGCCTTCGCCTGACCCTGCGCCAGCTCTATTACCAGTTCGTCTCCCGGGGCTATCTTGCCAATCGACAAAAGGAGTACAGACGGCTGGGCAACATTATCAATGATGCCAGACTCGCCGGATTGATCGATTGGGATGCAATCGAAGATCGTGGGCGCAATCTCCAAGCGATTCCGGCATGGGATTCGCCCGAGTCGATCATCGATGCCTGCGCAAGGCAATATCAGATCGACTTGTGGGAAGATCAGGATTACAGGGTCGAAGTCTGGATCGAGAAGCAGGCCCTTGAAGGCGTGGTCGAGAAGGTCTGTCGAGAACTCCGCGTGCCTTACTTTTCATGCAAGGGTTATGTCAGCCAATCGGAAATGTTTGATGCCGGATTCCATCGGTTGGCAGGGCATGTCCAGAATGGCCAGCAGCCGATCATCTTGCACTTTGGTGATCACGATCCCTCCGGCATCGATATGACCCGAGACATCACCGAGCGCCTCCGGATGTTTATGTCGACCAGAGGGCAGAGGCTTGAGATCCGACGGCTGGCTCTCAACATGGATCAGATCGAAGAGTACAACCCGCCGCCCAACCCCGCCAAGGTAACCGACTCCCGGTTTGAAGAGTATCAAAGGCTCCATGGCGACGAGTCGTGGGAGCTGGATGCGCTCGAACCAAAGCTGCTCGTCAAGTTGATCCGCTCCGAGATATTATCTTTGCGGGACCCCGGCCGGTGGGATAAAAGGGCCAAGAAAGAAAAAGAGCAGCGGGATTCACTGACGGAGATATCGTCAAACTACGGCAAGGTTGTCAAGTATCTGAAGAAGACCAAGAAGGAGAAATAATGGCAGTCCAGGTGGCGATTATGTTTTTTAGCTGCTTGTCAATATCTTTTTTCAGTTCAAAAAGGCATGGCAAGTGGGGATTTGTATCGGGGATCATTGGACAGCCGTTTTGGTTTTATGCGACGTGGACAGGCGAGCAATGGGGAATGTTCGTGGTCTCGTTGTATTTTATGGCGATGCATTTGAAGGGGTTCTACTATCACTTTTGGAAAAGGAGGATTTGATGCAGGCATTGTTGATCGGTTACGGGGAAGTCGGAAAAGCGGTACATCACGCATGGGGCGGCCACCACCAGTTTTTCATCCATGACCCCTACAAGGGAATGTCGCTGCCGGATCCTTTGCCGGCCTTCGACGTGATGCTGGTCACGATCCCCTTCAGTGAAGATTTCATCGACATCGTCAAGGGGTATCAGGCGTCTTTCGAGCCGCAGGCGACCGTGATCCTTTCGACGGTGCCTATCGGGACGAGCCGCAATTGTCAGGCTGTCCATTCCCCTATCGAGGCGTTGCATCGATCCGGCAAAATGGACGAGTATCTGAAGGTCCATCCCCGCTGGATCGGGGGCATCAATGAGGTTGTTGTCAGGTTCTTCAATGAGTGCAATCTCCGGGTCAAGGTCTGTCGCAAGCCGGATCATACCGAGTTCATGAAGCTGGCCTCGCTCGCTCAATACGGGATCGCAATCGAGTTCGCCCGTTACACCGGATTGATGTGTGGGAAGATGGGTTTGGATCATGCGGCCATCCGGGAGTACGATCAGGACTACAACAACCTCAACACCAAGATGGGCGTGCCGGGGTATCAGAGATCCATCCTGACTCCGCCCGAGGGGGTGATCGGCGGGCATTGTGTGCTGCAGAACATCGAGATCCTGAGCGAGCAGGCCATGCACCCGTTTCTTACCTCCATCCTGAGCATCAACGATTTCCTCAAGCAGGGCGGCGAACTGAAAGAATAGGGCCGGCAAGATTATGCGGGTGGAGAGCCCAGATATGGAGCGCCCTCGGGCCTTTTGGAAAGCACCAACCCTTTCCCTGTAAGCTGCCCGCATTGAGCCGGTCCTTTTAAAGGAGGTTGAGATGTTTCTCGATATCAGAAGTCGTAAGGTGCGCAGGGCGGTGAAGAAAATGGTGATCTGGTATCTGCTCATTGTCGGGATTGTGCAGACCGCACTCGATATTCTCAAAGGGATCGTTTGGATCCTGCAAAAGGTGACATCATGAAGATTGCGATCATTAGTGATTGGAACATCGCCGGGCAATTAACGGCTTTGATGCGGGCGATCAACAAGTACGATACCGGGCACGAGGCTCGCTGCATCATTGCCCACGACGACGATTTCCAATACGACAAGGACATCATCTTGTCGGAACAGACAATGGAAGAGGCCAGCCGGATTGTAAATGAGGCCGACTTCTTCTTCTTCGGCAGGGGGATCTTCAATTGGAACGGGATTAATTTCAACAAGCTGCTCACTCCGCATAATTGCTGCATCAAATACTTCGGCTCTGAACTGCGGAATGATCCTGTCTCCAAGAGGAAATATCACGACAGCGTCGCGATCCAGGCGATCACCGGGACCGATTGGTCGATAACTGGCCTCCTGCCGAACTCGATTTACCATTTAGGATCCTACTTCACCGCTTTGGGAGATTGCGTATTGGTGGACGATCTTCCCCAGTCCAATGTGTGGATGGGTCAGGGCGGGGCACCGTTGAAGATTTGCGCCGGGTCTGCCGGATCCCCGATGAAGGGGTACGACTTTCTTGCCCAGACCATCGAAGAGTTGAAGGCGGAAGGGTTGAAGATCGAGTTGCAGATCATGGCAGGCATGTCCAATAAACAATGTCTGGAGAGCAAGCGGCAAGCCCAGATCACGTTCACCAGTTTGCATGGGGCATGGGGGATCTCCGGGATTGAGTCCATGTTGCTGGGGCACACGGTTCTCTCTTGCCTCGACCCATGGATCATGACCTTCTACCCTGAGAATCCGACCGTGATCATTTGTCGGGAAAATCTCAAGAGCAAGATCAAAGAGCTGTACCAGAATCCCGGGATGATCTACTCGATTGGTCAGGCTTCCAAGCGGTTTGCGCTGGCCAATTTCAACACCCGGATCATCTTGAAGAAGTATCTGTACCTCTTTGATTTGATCATGCATCGTGAAGAGTATCTCAAAGGAGGCAAAAATCCCGAGACCATTTACGATATGTTTTGACCTGGCCATGATATAATGGGTTTGAAAGATAAGAGGTGCCCTGTTAAGTGCTGACGGAGGATTGACCAATGAATCACTGAAGGCTCGGCGGGTATCCAAAGCGCCCGCACCAAAGACATAATTGTAAAAAACTCGTCGCATTCATCTGAGCGACTTCAATATTGTTGGGCGAACTGAGAGGCCGGCCGGCAGGGGAAAGATGTCGCGACAACATCTGACAGCCGGTCGGCCTTTCTTTATCAGGAGGTTGGAATGATAACGAGGGAACCGCAAATAGGGATGTGCACCAAAATTTGGCATCCTGATCTTGTCAACATTTATGGAGATTGCAAAATCGGGCAAAATTGTAATGTCGGCGCTTTCGTTGAGATCGGGCCCGGTGTCGTGATTGGGGACAACGTTAGCATTGCCGCCTTTTGTTTTATCCCTTCAGGGGTCACGATTGAAGATGACTGTTTCATCGGGCCTCGAGTTACATTCTGCAACGACAAATATCCACCCAGCCATAAAGATGCGTGGCAGCCGATACTGGTGAAAAAGGGTGCGAGCATCGGCGCAGGATCCATCATCTTGCCGGGGGTCACGATAGGGGAGAAGGCCCAGATCGGAGCGGGCACGATCATTACCAGCGATATCAAACCGGGATGGAGGGTTGTCGGGAATCCTGCAAGGCGTATCATCCCGCCTTGTGTAAATTGTGAGAAGGGGGAATTCAAATGATCCCGTTAAACAAACCGTATTTTGATTGGCAGGAGATCGCCGAGGTCAAGAAGGTCTTCGACTCCGGTTGGGTTTCGCAGGGGCCAAAATGCGAGGAGTTCGAAAAGGCGGTCGCAAAGTATTTGGGTTGCGATCATGTCATTTCTGTCTCCAATTGTACCGCCGCCCTTTACATCGCCTTACTGGCTCTGGATATCTGCCCGTTGAAAGAGATTTCTGAAACGGCAGAGCCTTGTGAAGTGATTGCGCCGGATTACACCTTTCCTGCTACGATCCAGGCGATCCAGTTTGCAGGAGCAAAGCCTGTTCTTGTCGACGTTGATCTGGACGGCAATCTGGATCCTGATGAGATCGAGCCGGCGATCACTTCCAATACAAAGGCAATCATGGTGGTCCATCAGTTTGGCCTGCCGGCAAAGATGGGCAAGATCATGAGGATCGCAAACAAGCACGGTCTGCCAGTGATCGAGGATGCCGCATGCGCTTTGGGTGCAGAGTACAAGGGGCGGAAGGTCGGCACGATCGGAGCGGTTGGTTGTTTCTCTCTGCATGCCAAAAAGGGGATCACGACCGGGGAAGGCGGATTGATCTGTACCAATTCGGGCGGCGATGCCAGTTTCATCCGCGAGTTCTCAAACTTTGGGGTTGAGAGGACATACGGCCGAAAAGTGGCACCCGTATTTGAGATGTCCGGCGCTTTCAATTTCAAGATGAGCGATATTGCGGCGGCAATCGGCCTTGTACAGTTGACTCGGATCGACGAGTTCATTGAAGAGCGGTTGGATATCGCAAGGCAATGGGTCCATGTGATTTTGAAGGATCGATGGCTTCAGGGGAAGTTGAATGGCCCTTGGATCTCGTCAAAGTCGACCTTCCAAACAATCACGGCGCAATGTCGTGATCCCAAGCAACGGGAGATGATCCGCCAGTATTTCAGAGACAGGGGATTTGAAACGGGCTGCGGCACTTTTGCTTGCCATCAACATCCCGCATTCGATATGTTTGCAAATCGGTCTTTGGAAATTTCGAAGCTGCTCAGTGAATCTTCAATATCCCTGCCGGTATGGCATGGGCTCAATGTCGAAAAAGAATGGGAGGCATCAAATGGCAGTGCACAGCGAAGATAGAAGCAGGATGTTGTCAGGGGGTCCGTTAACGGCTGACGGGTTGACGGGTAATCTCTGGTTTTCCAAACAGCAGTTTGCAGAGCAGCGGGCAAAGGGATTTGATCGGACATTTGCGAAGCTGCTCAGGACGGGTGAGATCGTCGAGTACACCGAGTTGATCACTCTTGAAACTCTCCGGGAGGATCCTGGCGCTCAGTGTCTGAAAGAAGATGGTATGATGGTTGGGCAGGGCATCTTCCATCATTTCAAAGACAAGGACGGCTACGACTATTAGAAGGGAGGAACGCGGGGATGGTCTTCAAAGGGAAAAAAGTGATGGTGGTTGGCGGGGCCGGTTTCATCGGGTCGCATCTGGCTGACGCTTTGGCGCAGGAAGGGGCGTATGTTGTCATCGTCGACGATCTGTCTCTCGGCAAGAGAGAGAACGTCCGCAATTTTCGGTTGCTCGAGGTAGATGCGACCAAGAGGGGGGAACTGATTGCGGCGTTCGAGAATTTTACACCTGATTTGGTTTACAATCTGGCGGTCAGGCCGCTGCCTCATTGCCTCAAGGAACCCGAAGTCAATGTGGACGACAATATCCGGATCACGCTCAATCTTTTGGCGCTGCTGCGCTGGGGATGGTATGATCGATTGATTCATTTTTCCTCCTCGGAGGTTTATGGATCCGCCCAGTATGCCCCGATGTGTGAGAAGCATCCGTTGGAGGCATCGACACCCTATGCGGCCAGCAAGGCATCCTGCGACATGATTTGCATGTCTTACTATCGGACATTTGGTAGCAGGGTTGCGATCATCCGGCCCTTCAACAATTACGGCCCGCGGCAGAACAAGGGGTCGTATGCCGGGGTGATCCCCCTGACGATCCAGCGTTGCCTTGACAATCAGCCGCTCCTTCTCAATGCGCCCGGGACCCAGACCCGCGACTACATCTACGTCGAGGATACGGCAAGAGCGGCTGTGCTTTTGGGCATGCAAGAGGATCTGAACGGGGAAGTCTTCAATATCGGATCCGGCCATGATGTCTCCATTGACTGGCTGCTCAAGGAAATCCGCTTCCTCATGAAAAAGCCGAAACTCGAGATCCGGATGAAGGAAGAGCGGGCAGAGATC